CACGTCTGCCGGTTGCCTGGGATCTTTGACGTGAGCGCTGACACGGTGGTGCGTTGCGTCGAGTGTGACACGCACTGGATCCTGCGAGGCACGACGTTGTGGCGAGTCCGAGGGTGGCGACCGGCAAGGAAGCGAGAGGTCGAGGCAGCTCGACGAACTTGACGGTAGCTGTTTACAATCATGACAGCTGTGGTAAGCTGTCACAGACCGAGGAGAGTGAGTGATGAACCGACGTACCGTGACTGCCAAGGCCGCGTATTGGCTGGCGGGTCAACTGAGTCGAGTCAAGACCTACCAGCGGTTCTACGAGTTCGAGGGCTTTCTCGAGAACGAGAACGAGGACGGGACCTACGTGCTCCCGGAACCACGCGACGCTGGGCGGCGCTGGTTCCAATGCCAGTGGTCCACGAACCTCATGCTGTGGTCCAGTCACCATGACCCAGATCACTGGGACCACTGGGCCCTGGATCACACCACCTGTGAGCACGAGAACCGAGAGATCGTTCGGTGTGAGAGTTGCGGGGGCTGGGTCTGCCCCTGGGATCAACGAGACAGCGAGGAGAGTGAGGAGAGTGAGCAAGGTGAGACGAGGGAAGCAGACGCCCGTACCTCCCTGGGAGACAGCGCCGGTGACGTTGTCACCGGTGATACCGGACCCGGTGAGTGACAAGCGAGTGGACGCGGCCAACCAGGCAGCAGAGCGACTCGAGGCTGCGACTCGAGAAGCCCGGGGCATGTTGAAGGACCTCGAGACCGCGGTCAAGGCCACGCAGAAACGAGCAGACGAGGCCCTGGAGACCGGGAACGCGCTGGTGGCTACGTTCCAAGAGATGGCCCTGTCTCACGTGGACGGGCTGATCGCGGAGTGCCTGGAGGCGGCCCTGACACAGCTGGCAGAGCAGACGGCCCGGGACATCGAGGTGTCATCTGCTCGGATCCGTGAGCAGTTCGATGAACTGGGTGACATCCTGCTGGGTCGTCACCCGAAGAGCGTGGGTCCCAACATGGACCACGTGGTAGAGAACCTGAGGGTCGAGGCAGCAGATCGAGCGATGAGCGTGCGTCAACTCATCAACGAGAAGCTCACCAACTTCCGCGGGATCGTAAACGGTGTTGACGACCCCTCACTGAGAGAGAAGTGACGTGATCCTGAAGAGAAAGACTCGCCGACAGTTGCGGCGTGAGTATGACGACGTGGCCCACGGGTTCGCCCTGGGCGTGCCCGTACTGGTCAGTGGGATCATCGTGATCGCGTTACTCATCTGGTTCATCCTCTGGTTGACCACGGCCAGCAGTAAGACCAGAGGTGACGCTGACGTGACTCGACAACACAACTCGGGTCAGAACCAGCTCGCGCAGAACGCGAAGCTCCTCACAGACAACGCGACCGTGACCACTGACCTGCAGCAGATCCAGGTCCTGGCAGCCAACGTGGTCACTGAGCAGGACCGCTTGGACCTGCAGGGGCTGCGTCAGAACTGCGTCAACGACGTGAACACCTACGACGCTGACGTGAAGAGCACCCTGGCTCAGAGCTACCTGCCCTCGAGTCTCCCTACCTCGTACAGCGCCACGTTGTGTCAGGTCTCCTAGAGAAGAATGAGAAGATGAGTGACCTTCGAGTGAAGAGGCGGCGTCGCCTCGTCAGCATCGTCGGACTCGGTGTCGTGGTCGCGGTCGTTGGCAGCACCGCGGCAGCGTGCACTGGTTCCAGCACTGGTGGCTCCCAGCAGGCCGTCAATGCCAGCAACAGCACGGCGCAGAAGGAGTACACCGAGTTCACGACCGCGGTCCCGTACCCGTTCGCGAACACGCTTCCCTCTGACCCGTTGGAGCGGAAGAACCTGGCTAAGCGCCTGGTGCAGTACAACAGCAAGGGCGACACCAACTACGTCTACGTCATGACCTTCAGCGGTGCGGTCATCGGGTACTACGTGATCTCTGGCAAGGTCAGTTCCACCAGTTCCCAGATGACCAGTACCACGCAGATCACCAACTGCGGTACCCAGAACAACGGTGACGGTGCCGGCTGCGCGGTCTCTGAGGCCATCGGTGACGACGGCTCCTACGGCCCGGAGGAAGGCGGGGACTTCGGGGTGTTCTTCTTCACCAGCACCGGTATCCTGGTCGAGACCGACCAGCCGGTCCTGGTCTCCTCCGCGCCGATCAGTATCTACGCCAGCGTCCCTCAGCTGGACGCCCCAGCCAAGAAGTAGCCATGAATCGTTGGATGGGGTTCATCGCGGTCCTCTTTTGGTGCGCCGTGATGGTCCTCCTCGGCGGTTGGCTGGGAAGCACCTGGCGGTAGAAGACGAGGCAGGGCACGCTGCCTGAGTGGTGAAGAAGGGTGAAGCCAGGACACCCGACCCACCGAAAGCCACCCCTGCGCGCACCGGGGGTGGCTCGTGTCGCCACTGAGTGAGAGGATAAAGACATGACTGCCTTCTGCGACTGGGTCGCTGTGATCAGTTTCTTCATCGCTCTCATCCTCGCCCTCACCGGCGACAGTGGACGGATGCGTTGGGCTGCCTTTGTGGCCCTGGGTCTCCTGGCGTGGGCAGTCCCCGTGGCTCTCACAGCTAGCCACGTGGCACACGGCTAGAGAGATATAGTGGCACCTGTCAGGTTTGAGTGAGGGGTAGAGAGTGGCAGACGAGAAGATCATCGACCGGGTGCGGAAGCTCCTGGCCAAGGCAGAGGGCACGGACAACGAGGAAGAAGCCGCCACCTTCCTCAACGCGGCGTTGAAGATGATGGAACGCCACGCCCTGGACGAGGCCATGGTCCGGGCGGGTGCTGGCCAGGCACCGGCAGAGATCATCAACTGGCAGTGGGTGGTCCAGGGAGATGAGGACCACTGCCTGGCTCGGATCACCGCGGCCTACAACGTGGCCAGCGCCCTGGGTTGCGACGGTGTCATCGTTCGAGATCGCGGAAACCTCATGGACCGCTACCTGCGTGGAGACACCGTGCAGGGGGAGTCCACCTTGCACCTCTTCGGTACCGGCAGTGCCATCGAGCACTCTCAACTCCTGATCGCGTCACTGTCCCTGCAGTGGGAGGCAGCAGCCACCAAGGCGGCAGAAGCGACGTTCCCAGAGCCAGTCCCTGGATACGGGATGAAGAGTCCACTGGGTCAGTGGAATGACCCACTGAGCTACCGGTTCACCGCTTCACCCGTCAACGACTACCTGCGAGGCATGCTTCGCGACGCCGGAGTCAGCGAGAGCACGTGGAACGCCGTCTACGGCCGTGGCCCAGCACAGAGCCAGCAACCAGACGTGCCCTTGGCGGTGAAGAGAGCCAAGTTCGCCAACAGCTACATCCTCGGGTACTCACACCGAGTCAACGAGCGGTTGAAGAACACTCGGCAAGAGATCCAAGACGAGGTGGCAGGCGCCGCTCTGGTGCACCTGGATGACGCGGCTCGAGCCAAGACAGCCATGTTCGCGGCCTTCCCACAAACTGGGAGAGGCAGGTCTATCGACCATGACCTGGCAGGGTACCGGGCAGGCAACGCCGCCGGGTCCAGCGCGGACCTGGGTGGGTCAAACGTGGGTGGCTACCACCGACCAGAACTGGGGTCCTGATGAGAGACACGTGTGACCTGTGTGAGAGACCGATCCGGTGGTGGCAACTTCGCGTGGTCAAGCGGGCCTTTGACGGTGGGGTCAAGTACGTGGAGCACTCCAAGTGTCATGACCGGGAGCTGCGACAGGTGGAGCGGTGAGTCGACCCCTCACCTTTGAGGACTCACACTTCACCGTCATCACTGGCCGCTACGCCTTGTACCTGTGGTGTGACTGGTGTGACGACGACTCAACGCGAGGTGAGGACGCGGTTCCCGTAGCCACGTTCCACGGTGACCAGGTGACGCTGCAGGAGCTCAACCAGGCAACGGGTCGGCATGACATCACGGAACACGCTGAGGAGGCGACGTGAGACGAGTCACGAGTGAAGATGACGTGAAGCTTCGAGTAGAACTGTTGAGCGGGATCGAAGGCGTCAGCGACGCGATGCGGTACCTCGAGAATGAACTCGAGGACCTTATGATCAAAGCCAAGAAGGCCGGGGCCACGGACCGACAGATCGCCCGGTCCCGCGGGGTCACCGCTCAAGCCGTGTACCAGTGGTTTGAGAGGCGGCGCAACCGTGGTTGAGGAGCTCAAGTACCGACTCGCGCAGCAGCTAGCGGACGTGTTGAACGCCATCGACGAGGTCTACGAGCTCAAATTCCGGCTTGGTTCCAGAGGTGACGACCCGGAGCTAGTGCTGTGTGAGCGTGGTCGCGTGGAGGGCTGGGTCACCGTGGCCGCGGTCATCGACCTGGAGGACGAGGATGCCGCGGCTCGATGGGCCGTGATGAGGTACACATGAGAAGGTGCACGGTGTGTCAGCGGTCTCACTGGTTTCACTGGTTCCTGGTGTGGTTGAGGTTGGCACACTCACCGTCTCGGGCGATGTTCGGTAAGTGCCGGTGCCTCTGGTTCTGCAGGTCGGTCAAGCGAGGGAGAGACGAGTGAGGAGTGATGAGATGAGAGTCGAGAAGGACAGTCGAGCGTATCGGGTGCTCGTGGAGTTGGCTGGCCTGGACCGGGCAGCGAAGCTGCAGGAACTGTGGGAGAACCTGGGCAGGACGAGTGACCCGGAGGACCTGCGGCACTGCCTCAACGAGCTGCGCTACGAGCACCTGGTGGAGATCAAGTACTACTTCACTGAGAACGACTGGGGCAGCGACGACACCAACTGGTGGAGGATCACCTGGCAGGGTCAGGAGACGCTGCGTGAGGTAGACCTGCCTGACACCAGGCGGATGCGGGCTCTGCGGCCGAGTGACCTGCCGTGGCGGCAACGCCTCAAGCGGGTGTGGAGATCGCGGTGAGTGGTCACCACTCCTGGCAGGAAGTCAAGGAGGAGCTCTACCGGAAGATGGACGCAGAGAAGCGACAGACGTTCACCCTTGACGTGGTCAAGCTCAAGGCGGTGATGAGTCACCTCAGGTGGGAGTGTCAACTAGAGGACTGGCTGGCGTACGCTCTAGACCGCGTCGCGGAGGGATGGCCATGGTTGACTTTTCAGGTGTGGCTGTACCGTGAGCAGCAGAGGAATGACCACCTGTTCACCTCGTGGCCAGGCGTGACGGTGCTGGGAGAGCGTGAGAGACCAAATGAGAGTGAGTGAGACGACGGTGAGTGACCAGAGGTTGACGACCACCAGTGGACGAGATGACTTGACCCCGCCGCTGAGGATCAGCTTCCTGGCAGAGGCCCTGCTGCGGTGGGTGAGGCGGCACGACCAGGGGGACGTGGAGGTGTCCCTGGCAGAGCAGCTGTACTGCGACGAGGAGGACCTCCACGACGCTGAACGCTACCTCCGGGGACTCCTCCTCGGGGACCGACGACGCCTCGGTGCTGAGAACACACGTAGACTGCGCTTGGGTGACCCTGTGATCGACCCGCCGGGACCGTTTGAGTGGGACGACGACGACGAGGCCGGTACTGAACCACCTGTCGAGGAAGAGTCAGGCTCACACGCTGGCTGAGAGAGGCACACGCAGAAGCCCCAGACCGCTTGGTCTGGGGCTTCTCTGATAGCAGTGGTCAGTCCTCGTCTTTCGGTGGACCTGACAGAGACCGGCGGACGTACTGCCACGGGAGGTAGGTCACCATCGCTCCCACCGTGGACCACAGGAGCACCTGAAGGAAGTCGTGGAGCGTGATCTTAAAGAGCTCACTGACACCACGTTCCGCGGTGACACCCAAGGCACAGGCCCAGAGAAGCTCCAAGATGGAGCGGAGTCGGCTCACCAGGACCCCTCCAGCCACAGGTCATCCAGGTTCACGTTGCCGGAGGCACCGCCGGCCACGACGTAGGACATGTCGTCGACGTAGCCTCTCACCTCTACCAGGAAGCCGGCCGGGAACACGACTCCGGTCCACACCCAATCGGTGTCAGTGCTGTGCTTGACTTCCTGCATCAGCACGCTGTCGCGGCGCAGGGTTACGGGCCGGCAGGCCACGAGGGCCGCCAGGTCGTGCAGGTCCCGGCAGTGCTGCGCCAGGGCGTAGGCCAGGCTCATCCTCACCAGGCGCCGCCGATCGTCAGCGCGATCACCATGATGACCGCGACGGGCAGGGTGGTGATGACGTGCAGCCGGACCGCGGGGTTTTCTCGGACCCAGGCGTACAGCTTCTCTTCCATCGTGGTCTCCTCTTCTCTTCAGGTCCTCCGACCTGATGGTATCAACCTACACCCCGGTGGGTGTATTGTCCACAAACGACGACGAGCCCGCAGCGCTGGCTGCGGGCTCGTGGCCTCGGTGGTCAGATCTTGTAGGTGTCCTCACCGAAGAGGTAGTACAGGGCGTCGTTGACGGCGCCCTTGAAGACCCGCTCGATGCGCTCCGTGTCTGCCCGACCGGGGATCGCCGCCGGGTCCGTGTAGTGGGTGAGGACCCAGAAGAAGACCGCGCCGGCCTCACCGGTGAAGCTGTAGATGGGGTTGCCACCGGCGGGGCCGTGCTCCTCGATGAGCTTGACCTCGACCTCTCCGAAGGGGGTGGCGACGGGGGCCATGAGCAGGTCCTCGCTGTCACACACGTCCAACTGGATGGTCATCTCCATGGTGATCACTCTTCTCTTGTCAATCGCCTCCCAGGCTCTCCTGGGCTGCTGAGACCAACCTATGCCACAGTGGCGCTAATGTCCACAAAAACGTGAGGCAGACTCAGGCAGGCACTCGAGCCTGGTGGATAACCAGGTGGCTACGCACCTCGAGGCCCACACGGTGGACGTGTGGACCTCGAACAGGCGTTGAGACTACTTTCGGAACAGCCGGGTGAACAGGGAGACAGCCGGGATCACCGCCAGGGCCCCAGCCGGGCCGGTGGCCACGATGACGAGCACGATCACCAGGGCCAGTAGGATCCCCGTCGAGAGAATGAGGCCCTCGTAGACGCTGGCCGAGAGGTGGACGTGGAGGCGGTGCCGGTGAGGCGTGAGCAGCGCTGAGGTGCCGAGGGGGCGGGTCTGCACGTCACTCACTCCCCTCAGCCTGAAGCCAGTCACGGCGGGCCAGCTCGTTCCAGAGCTGCTCGGCCTCGGCGGCGTCGTACTCGTTGAGCAGGAACCGGAAGATCACGGGAAGCGGGCCAGTCAGGACCAGGCAGTTCTCGTTGCCGCGGCGGGTCGGCTCCAGCAGGAAGTGGAGCTCCGGGTAGCGGTCCGCGAGCTGGTCTTCCAGCTCACCGCCGACCCAGTCAAGCCGGGTGGTCCACTCCAGGCCGGCCGGCAGGGCCGCCAGGGACTCCTGGGGGACCTCGGTCGGGGTCAGGTCGCTCATCTCTTCTCTCCTCACTTCGGGCACCCTCTCAGTGCCGCTGTGAAGACCATACCACCGCGTCAGGGTGATGTAAACACTCTCGCTGAAGGTTGTTTACAACGTTGACGGGTGATGGTAGGTTGGCCACAGCAGCCAGGGAGGCTGCACAGAGGAGAGTGACATGAGCAAGCTCATCGTGGAGAACCGGTACAACGACTCGGACTGGCAGCACTACGAGGACATCCCGGTCGAGGACCGCGACGCGGCGTTCCCCGTGATCCTTCAGCTGGCGGCGCGGCACGGGGCCGAGAACCACGGCGCCGGGGTCGCGAAGGCGTGGCTGGACGGGGCCGACGAGGTCGTCGCGAAGCTGGCCGACGGCAGCGAGGGCCGGGTCCGGTTCATCGCCTAGCACGACCTGAGCGACCTGGTGGGAGGCAGTTGACACTGCCTCCCACTGCCATGTCCAGGGGCCACAACTGACCCCGTGAGGAGCCTGTTGACAATGGATCTCACTGGTCACGGTGGTAGGATATGACACAGGCACCCAGCTCTTGGGCTGGGTGCCTGACGTCTTTTCTGGGGACCCGCATCCCCGCTCACCACCGCCGCTCTCTGCCTTGCCACGACAGGAGAAGCACTGTGACTATCGTACCACGTCCACACCCTGCCAGCCACGGGGAGGCGACCACTCCCCGGCACCACGACTCTGCCTGGCGGCACCTGCCCCTGGTGAGAGCCACCGAGGACCAGCCTCGCCGGCCGCAGGTCCGGTTGCCTGGGTTCTACCAGGACGAGAAGAGGCGGGCCCACGCTGCCATGTACTGGGAGGGCGTGTCAGCGAACTGGGAGCAGCTGCAGGCTGCCGTGCTCGGTGGCAGTGACGTCGGCATCCTGGTGGAGCCCAGCCAGTTGGTGGTGCTGGACTGTGACGTGAAGCGCTACGACCAGGGCACCGGCTGGGTGGTCCAGGACGGCACGGCCACCTGGCAGGACGGCGTGGTCAAGCGGGGGGTCGAGGACCTGGCCCGAGAGGTCGAGAAGCTTGGTCACTCCATGGGTGAGCTGTACACCTACACCGTGGAGACCAAGTCCGGGGGTCGGCACCTCTACTTCAAGCGGCCAGTGAGTGTCCCGTGGCTGACCACCCTGCACCACCGCGAGGACTGGCGGGTGGACGTGATCGCGTCTGGCCGGAACTGGGTGGCCGCCCCGCCGACCCCGGGTTACCGGGTGGTGGTGGACGCGCCGTGTGTCGAGTTGCCGCCCTGGCTGGCTGAGTGGCTGACTGGTCTCCACTCGCACCTTCGACCTCTGGGCGGGACTCAGCGGCAAACTGTGGAGCAGAGAGCCGCGTCACAACTCCTGTCGTGGCGAGGTTCTCAGTTGCTTGGTGTGAACCCGACGAGTCTGGCTGAGTTGCAGCAAGCGTGGGTCACGTCTCAACTGGACCTCGTGGCCCTGGCCAACCAGTACGGTGGCTGGAACAGTACCATCTACCAGGTCACCCTGAACCTCCTCGATGTCGGCTTTGAGCCAGACAGGGTAGAGGAGGTCGTCTTGAGGGTCGCCTCTCCCGTCGACGAGATTGAGCGAAAGAAGGCGTATGACACGATCCGGTCAGCAGAGCGCAAGCACGGTCGTGGCCAGGGCCTGGTCGGTGGCTGGTGAGTGACCAGACACACGATGACCTGCAAGATGCAGCAGCAGCACTGGGTGACCCGGCACCGGTAGACCTCTCTCATGAGCTCACCGGCACTGGAAACGCTCACCGCTTCCTCAACCTCTACCGAGACCAGGTCAGACATGTCGCCGGGGTCGGTTGGTACCTGTGGCGGGACGGAGTGTGGCGACTGGATGAGCGAGACGAGGTCTTGCACCTCACTGAGGCCGTGGGTTACCAGACCTACGCGGCATGGCAGGCCGCGGCAGCCGACGAGAACACCCCACAGCGAGTCATCACTGCCCTGGGAAACCACCACGGTCGAACTGCCTCTCTGCGGGGTCGACAAGAGATGCTGGCTCTCAGCAGTACTCACCCCAGCGTGTCCCGGGTCACGACTCAACTGGACCAGGACCACTGGGCTCTCCGGGTCAAGAACGGGACCGTGGACCTGCGAACCGGTGAGTTGCGGGAGTCACGACGAGAAGACGGACACACCAGAGAGGCCGCGGTCCGGTTTGAGCCCGGGGCTCAGTGCCCGGAGTTCCAGGAAGTGGTAGCGTCTGCCTTGCCTGACCCGACGGTAGCTGGTTACCTTCGTCGGGTGTTCGGGTACTGTCTCACCGGTTCCACAGCAGAGCAGGCGTTCTTCTTCCTGTTCGGGGTGCCAGGTGCCAGCAAGTCCACGCTGTGTGAGGTGCTGCTGCGGCTGCTGGGTGAGTACGGCCACGTCGCTGATGACGACCTGCTGTACAAGTCGGGGCACCCCACCAACGTGGTGGACCTGCTGGGGAAGCGATTGGTGGTGCACGATGAGTTGTCTCGGACTCGACAGATCGACGCGGCTCGGTTGAACCAGTTCACTGGCTCGTCGTCGATCCAGGGGCGACGGATGCGGCAGGACTTCGTGAACGTGCCGTTGAACTGCAAGTTTGTCTTGACCAGCAACCTGTTGCCCCGGATCGGCGGGTCAGGGGCAGACGGGGTGTGGCGACGCATGAAGATGCTGGACTTCAAGGTGGCCGTGCCAGCTGACCAACGAGTGAAGGACTACGCTCGACTGCTGGTGGAGAAGGAGGGACCGGGGATCTTGAACTGGTGCCTGCTGGGGTTGGCAGAGTACCTGAAGTTGGAGGGTCTGGTAGACCCGCAGGTCGTGGCTGACTCCGTGGCCGACTACCGGGACGACGAGGACGTGCTGCAGCAGTTCACGTCGCTGTGTCTGGTGAAGACTGGTGACCAGGGTGACTGGTTGGCGAACGAGGCAGTGATCCAGGCCTACGAGGCGTGGTGTAAGTCGAACGGCCACAAGCCAGATGACGGCCGGGTGGTAGGGAAGGCGCTGCGGTCCCTGGGCTACGTGAGAGCCAAGCCGCTGCGAGCCAGAAGGACCACCGCTGACGGGACGTCTGAGTCTCGAGTCCAGCGGGGTTGGCTGGGGGCGAGGCTGGACATCGAGCAGTTGGGTGGGTTTCTTCCGGCCTCGCCGTGGGTCCCGGTGAACCCGCCGAGTGAGGCCCCGTGAGGCAGTTACGTCAGATGTAACCGCTCTCGTGCTGTCCACGATGTGGACAGCAAAGTTACGTCTCTCGTTACATCTCAACGATGACGATGTAACGGAAAGTTGATCATGGTTTGCTATAGTCTACCATTAGTTTTGTGAGGTGGTGTTACATGTTACATGAGGTTACATCAAAACAGGCACAAAGACTCTATACGGTAGAGAGAGAGGAGGATGTCCTAGTTTGTCCTAGAAAGGAAGATCAAGTGTAGTCTAGTAGCACGGATGGTAAGCTAACGTAACCCATGTAACTCAGTCAGTAGTTGACCATGGTTTCTTAGGCAGAGAGATCATGGTCAACAACACTGGAACCGGTTCCACTTGCGCGCTGGCGCGTCGTCGCTGGCAGCGGTGGTGAGGGGTGGTAGAGTGTCCACGAGAAGTGAGACGAGTGAGAGGAGAGAGCGGTGGGTGACGAGAGCCGACGGTGGCGAGAGTGGCGGGAGAGGCGGAAGAGGTGGAGAGAGATGCTGAGTGAGGTTCAGCCGGTGAGGACGGAGGCGGTGCCGCTTGAGGCGGTGACCGTGGACTACCTCGCTTTGATCAACCAAGAAACCACCGTCAGAGCGATGGAGACGCCAGAGACGGTCCGTGAGGCGATCCGGGAGTCGATCCTCGAGGCGGCGTGGGAGACGAGACAGCGGATCGAGGCGGCTCGAGAAGCAGAGGCCCTGGCGGTCTCCCGGCACTGCCCGCACTGCGGCGGACCGGTCAACGGCTGGGGTGAGTGCCTGGAGGAGATCTGGAACTACACCTACCGGCACTGACCAGGTAGTCGTTGATCTGGTAGAATGTACACAGGTGCCAGTGTCCCCCCTCTGGCACTCAGCGGCGGCTGGCGGGTGAGTGGGTCCCCGTCCAGTCGCCGCGCCTCATCGAGGAGAGTGAGATGACGACAGCCAGTGACTCAGCCCGGGAGCGACTGGAGCAGCAGATCTGGGAGCTGACCGAGTGGCGCGGCAGCGCGCAGCTCGTGGACCAGCTCCTGACAGCCGCGGACCAGTACGCGACGGCGGTCTCAGCGGCAGCGCTGAGGGTGGAGAGGCGACAGCCGGCACCGGTGAAGAAGGCAGCCCCTGCCGCGGCTCAGGAGCGGGTGAAGGAGGCTGAGAGTGACACCGTGCGACCGCCGATGATTTCTGACAGGGTAGCCAGCACCGAGCCCTCTCCCTGGCCTGAGGCAAGCGCCGGCCGGGCAGAGGACGGGAAGGTGTGCCGGGAGTGCGAGGTGTGGAAGCCCTGGCCTGAGTTCCACGTGGACCGGTCCCGGATAGACGGTCGCCGGTCCCGGTGCCGAGACTGCTGCAACCGCGCGATGCGAGAGAAGAAGCGCAAGCCGGCAGTCGCGACTCTGTGACCGTTTACACCGTGACCGGTGAGTGGTAGGTTAGCGATAGAAGTTGAGTGAGAGGAGAGTGAGTGAGATGGGTTGGAACAGTGCCAACGAGATCTTCGACCCGGTAGCGGAGAAGGTCGTCGCCGAGGTGGCTGGGAAGTGGATGACCCACCAGGCGGCGGTCTCCATCCTGGAGACCCTGGCCGCGAACCTGATGAGCGAGGACTGGGACACGTGGGACGAGTCTCAGGAGCGGTTCAGCGGTGACGTGGTCGTGGTCTCCGCTCTGGAGAACGCGGCTCGGCGGTGGTCAGAGTGAAGGCGTGGGAGAGAGTCGCGGCCCGAGAGCAGACTGAGACGATCCGGCGGCTCAAGCGGGAGGCGAACGCCTCCAGCTTCGCGTTGTTCATCAAGCTGGGGCTGCCGCTGCTCGCCCTGCTGTGGCTGCTGTGGGCGGTGAACAAGTGATGAGGGTCCGGGACCACGTGGCACTGATGGCCTGGTGCGTACTCATCATCATCGTGGTGGTGAGCAGCAGGTGAAGAAGCGCACCCTCAGTCAAGACGAGAAGCGCGAGCTGCGCAGCACGATGACCATGCTCGGTTTCCTCCTGGTCATCCTCGTGGTGACGCTGGTCCTGATCGCGGTGAACTCGTGAGACCACAAGCCGCGATCTTTGACGTGGACGGCACCCTGTGTGACGTGTCCACCATCCGCTACCTGGTAGACGGGACGGTCAAGCCACGGCAGTTTGACGAGTTCCACCGCCTCTCCGCGGGTTGTCCCTGTCACCGCTGGGTGGTAGAGGCAGCTCACGAGCAGGCCAGGCGGGGTCGAGTCGTTCTCGTGGTCACGGCTCGGATGGACCGGTGGCGCGGGTTGACCAGTCAGTGGCTGGAGCGCTTCGCTGTCCCCTGGACCGCCCTGTGGATGCGACGAGACGACGACTACCGTCCCGACGTGGTGGTCAAGCAAGAGATCCTCACCGAGATCCAGCGAGCTTACGACGTGGTCACGGTCTGGGAGGACCAACCTACGTTGGCTGACCAGGTGTGGCGGCCCACTGGGGCCCACGTCACCCTGGTCCCGGGATGGTGGCCAGAGAGGCAACCAACGTGACAGACCGGTACGTCGCCCTCCCCCTGGATGGCGCGTTCCACGGCACCCATGGTGGCTACACGAACCATGGGTGCCGTTGCGCTGCCTGCACTGGTGCCGCCACTACCGCGAAGAGGGACGCGACAGAGCGACGGGCTGCCCGACTGCGAGCCGGTGAGAGGATCGAGCACGGTCTCAATGGCTACACCAACTACCTGTGTCGCTGTGAGGTGTGCAAGGCGGCACACGCCAAGCAGCAGCGGGAGCGCCGTGAGACGCTTCAGAGTGAGCCGGTCCCGGAGCGGGTCCACGGCACTCTCAACGGCTACAACTACTACAGTTGCCGGTGCCTCAAGTGTCGGGTCAACCACGCCGAGTACCAGGCAGCCTACTACCAGCAGGGCAGGGTGACGAGTGGACCAGGTGAGTTCTCGACTCAAGACGCTGTGGTTGATGACCTCCTCTGTTGAGCGAGAGGAGATGAACTGTCATTTTGGTGTGATGCCTCGTGACAAGGAGCTCTTGGCAGACGTCGTGGTCGATGACACCTGCGGTCACGGTCCGTTCTCACCCATCACCGGTCTGCCTCTGGGCAAGGCAGTATGCGTCAGTCCTGACTCGTTTCGGAGGCACGTGTGCATCTGTCAGAGGCACAGGCAGATCACCAGATGCTGCTCAACCTGGTGAAGACCCAACTGCTTGAGGGAGACCCTGCCTCCGTGGAGGCGTTTGCCCTGGTCGCGGTCCGAGACCTGCTGCAGGAGCACCAGCCTGACCTGGATGAGTCACGTTCCAGTGGGCTGACATGTGTACCGTGCTGGGACACCTGGCCCTGCGGCGTGTTCCAAGCTATCGAGAAAGCGAGTCACCATGGCGAGTGATTACACGGAGTATCTGGAGCACTTGAACGAGAACTCGCGAGACGCGGTAGTCAGCTCTGAGCCCTGGCGCATCCAGCGCAGTGTTGCTGGTTGGGACGTGGTGGCCGTGGTTGACAACGAGGTGGTGGACATCGCCACCTGCCATACTCGTGAGATGGCGCTGTATCTGACCGGGCTGCGCAACATCGGAAGAGGAGGAAGCCAGTATGGCGAGTGACAGAGACGCTCCAGTCAACTGGGGCGGCTCAGCGCAGATCACAGACAAGGACGGCAACGTCATCGGTACCGGCAGGCTGGAACCTGGCTTCAACGCTGAGGGCCGACTCACGGAGTTCAACTACGTCGGCAACGTCAGCGCTGAGGAGCTCCAAGTTGCTCAGGAGGAGTTGAACGCGATCGTCAGTGACCCGGCGTGGAAGCATCGGATTCAGATCTTGCCCAATGGTCCCAGTAAAAAGCAGCTTCTCGACGAGCAACGGCAGGGCATCGCAGCTCAGATCCGCGGTGAGCTGGTGTGTTGTCACATCTATGAGGAGCTTCAACCGTTCCTGGTCAACATGGACCCACTTGACGAGTTGACGGTTGACGTTGACTCGCTGACGGAGCTAGACGAGATCGCCGCGTCACACGGTCTGCGATTCCACGCCCTCTGCTACTGGGGTGAGGCAGCAGCTCAGCTTGCTGAGACGTTCGGTGACCCAGAGGAAGACGAGTGAACGAGGACGAGGTCACCTTCCAGGGGGTGGCGCACCTCCCAGGATCACACCCTGGTGACCAGGAGTGGACACTGCCAGAAGGTGCGGTCCCTCTCACGGTGAACTTTGGACAAGTCGTGGGCCGAGCCACATTGAGTCGGGGTGAAGGTGGTGCGATCCTGGTCACGGGGATGTTGATCGACTCCGTGGAGGTGAGTGCCACGTGGTTGAAGGATCATCGCTACGCGGCACTGGGGGTCACTCATCCACTCGACCACGGCAACGTGGTCAGTGTGTCACTGGCCCGAGAGAACGTGGACCCTGACGTGCCACCGCTTGACGTGACGTGGAGAAGAAGAGATGACGACGTGGAGGATGAACAGTGAATGAACTGAAGGCATACAGCGGTGTGGCGTGTCGCTGCGTGAAGTGCGGGGTCCTGGATCGACAGAAGACCACGTATCGGGACCTCACCCCTCGTGAGAACGAGGACGAGATCGACAAGTGGGGCAACCACTACCTGTTGCTCCTCAGGGAGAGCTACGGCCTCGACGAGAACGTCACGGAGTTCCAGGAGCGCACCTGTGTCAACTGCGGCTACCAGTGGGCGGAGAACGTGTACCGTGCCCAGTGACCAGGAGGCGTGGTTGCGCCTCGTTTGGCTCTACGAGGAGCTCATGTTCCTGTGGTTCCTCAAGGAACTCACCGACGAGCAGGCAGCTTTGATCATCAGTCATGAGGGTGAGCTCAGTGACCTCAAGGAGCAACTAGGTGTCAAGCGCACCGCCATGGGAACCTACCTCCTGGAGGACAAGACGTGACTGACCCGGTCGACTACCACCAACGACTCCGGAACCTGGCTAACGACGAGACGCAGATGGGTCACGGCTTTGGGCAGCCCATGACCATCATTCGGCAGAGCGACCTCAAGGGCGCGGTCGCTGAGCACGAGAACTCAGTCGCTGAGCTCAGTCGCGCCTTAGACAACAACCGCTGGTTGGAGACTGAGGTTCAACGCCTGGGTGACTTGGTGGAAGAGCTGCGTACTCGACTGCGGATCGAGCAGGGTGACGTGGTCACCTTTGAGTTCCACGGCAACGCCGTGCTCCCTGACGCCGAGGTCGACAAGATCATTGATCGGCTGCGTCAGCGACTCTGTGTCACAGAAGAGGAACCGCCTCTCTACCACAGCGGTGACCTTCAAGACGAGGACGAGGATGACGACTGAGGAGTGGCGCGCTGCCAGCACCTGCCCAAACGCTGCGACTTGTGTGGAGGTCCGCGTGACTCAACTGGGTGTGCAGGTCCGTGACGGTAAGTACACGAGCCCCGGTGGTACACACCACGGTCCCGTGTTGGAGTTCACCTCGGCAGAGTGGGAGACTTTTCTGCAGGGCGTGAAGGCAGGTGAGTTTGATGTACCTGGGCCCACTGTCTAAAGTCTACGAGTACACGATCAAACACGAGAGCAACGGTCGCATCACGCAGACCGTCGTGCAGGGTGTCCGGCATGAGTTGGGTGCCGCGTGGTTGGTGGTCACAGGAAGTGACGACACTCAACTGGCGATCCCTCGAGAGCGGGTCACGTGGTTCCACGTGGCTCCCTACGTGCCACCCCCACCGAAGCCAGTGGAGGATCAACTGCCTCGATTGAGGCTGCCTGCGGAACACGTCACCTGGTCCATGGAGACCAGTTCACTCACCCGACAAGCCACCTACTCGGTAAGACACCACCCCACTGGGATCGTGATCCACGGTGGCAACCGAGCAGAGGCAGCGAGAGAACTTCACCGGGAGCTCTTCAAACTGGGCTATGACGCTGACGGTAACCCACCACTTCACTTTGACCCGACAGGGTGGTACACGTCACTGACAAACCAACTGGAGAGAGCCACCAAGCTGAATGACGTGACAAAGATCCTCTCTGACTGCCACATCGCCTTCGCCCAAGGTGAGATCACTCGACTCCAACACGATCACGTGGCAGCACAAGCTGACTCACGATGTCGAGAGCTGAGTGTCTCGCCACGAGATGACCCTGACTACACGTCACCAGACGAGGACCCACCCAGCACGGGTCAGCGACTCCGCAATTTGATCACGAGAGGAGGCATCGATGCCTGACGAGATCACCAAGACCGAGACCACGTACCGAGAGTACGACGACCACGGCAACCTGGTGCAAGAGGTCACGACCACCATCGTGACTCGGAAGCCAGAACCCGGTGCGGCACCCAAGCCCTTCGGTTTCGGGATGCGAAAGCCGTGAATGATGAAGAGAGGCGTCGTGCTGTAGAGGTGGTGTGGGCGTTTCACCGGCACAGCATCGCTCCCACGTTTGAACAACAGCGCTTGGCCTACCAGCGACTCAGCCAGGCCGTCAACCAGCTGGCTGAGGTCACTCGGACCAGCGTAACTGCCGCTGAGGCAGCCCTGGTTGGGGCACCTGCCAACCCTACTGGCAAAGAGGTAGACTGACTCATGGACTCGCAACTGCCGACACCAGTCGTCGTGAAGGGTGTCACTGACACCGCTCCGCTTACCCTCACTGAGCTCGCTCAGCGCGGTGACTGGACCTCACTACGGCGTGTTCTTCCCGTCGAGGACGTGCACCTTCCAGTGTGCGCCTTCGGGTCCAGCATCTGAGTGACTGAGAGAAAGAAGAGAAGAGTGAAGGACACCGTCGTCAAGGGCGTCACCGACAACCGCTCCCTGGACCTGGCCCTCGTGGCCAGCCAGGGCGTCGAGGTCATCACGGGGCAGCTGCAGCACGTGCTCCCTGTCGACGAGACTCAACGAGTCGTCGTCGCTCAGTTCAACGCCAGCATCTAGGGGAGTCAGTGGGTCAGGTCAACTGGACGATCCAGAGCGGGAGTAGCAACACCGCCGTCTTCACCTTGGAGGACACGGACGGGTCGCTCTACCCGCTCACCGGCTTGACCTGGGAGTACGTGGTCCGACGAGATGCCAGTGACCTCAGCAGTGCCGCGGTCATCACCGTCAACGAGACCCCCAACGCTCAGGGCGTCGTGACCGTGGACCTCAACGCGTCTACGGTCACGGTCACCCTCTACCCGGCAGCCACGGCGACGCTGACTCAGCGAGCTGTCTACGCTCACGCTCTCTGGGCAGATCCCACTGACCCGGCACTGGCCACGTGCTGGGTGTACGGTGGGTTCGTGGTCAACCAGGTCGCTCAACCGTGAGTTACCTCCAGGCCGTGGTCACGGTTCCCACCTTGTCGCCGCTCACCCCGGTCACGATTCCCGCTACCGCGGCCACCGTCTCAGTACCGACCCGGGTCGCCACGGTCAGGTGCCCTGCCAACTGACCCTGGCAGCCAGCGTGGACACCGTTTAACGGTGGGATATATTGGTTACCAGACACCACGATACGACGTCCCGGAGGATCCATGTCACGAACTGGCGAGTACTTTGACGCCCTGCTGCAGCGCATCGAGACCGCGGCTCGGTCCCTGCTTCAGCACGAGGAGCCCATCGTTCGAGAGGCCGGGGAGACCGTCGTCCAGGCCGTGCAGGAGCTGGCCGGTCAGGCCGTCGTGGCCCTGGCAGACACCCCGGTGAGCGTGTCCCCCTCGGCTACCACTGAGACCGCCCCGCCAGCTGAAGAGGCACCAGCTGAAGAGACCGAGGCACCGGTTGCTCCGGCCGAGGAGACCCCAGCCGAGGACGAGCAGCAGGCCTGAGCTTCACACATGACGAGAGCCGGCGCCTAAACGGTGCCGGCTCTCGTTGTGATCTCAGCAGGTGCAGGGGTCGCTTCCCACCCCGGTGCAGCACGTTCCAGTGCACCCCTTGCAGGTCGTGGTATCCATCTCCTCCATGAAGATCCCAATCAGGATCTCTCCCACGGAGCCCTCGTACCGGATGCGCCGGTGGTCCACCTCACCGCAGTCACATGAGACGATCAGGTCGATCCCGTTCATGTCGGTGCCCTCGGTGAAGGTGTCACCACCCTGTTCCCACCTGGATTCCTTCATCTCATGCACCGTGGCGTTGTCGTGAGACAGGTGCTTACGGATCTTCACGTCGTTGACGTGGTCCCGCATGGACTCACTGTGTTCGTCTCGAACATAGGTACCCATGACCTCACCGTGTCGCAGCATGAACGCTGTCATCGCCTTGACGTACTCGTCCTTCCACGTCATCTCGCTCACTCTCCCTCTCGGCGCCAGGTGCGGTCCTCGCGACGCCGGGCCCGCCGGCGCTCTTGGGCGCCGGTGCCGTGGCGGTGGTCACCACAGCGGCAGACCTTGCGCTTGCCGGCGCGGTGCACGCCGTTGATCCACGTGGCTCGTCGCTGCAGCATGTCAGTTACTCTCCGATCTCACCGTCAGTCTTGACCAGGTGCTTGAGCTCCTCGTCACAGCCGTCGCAGATGAGGCGCTCGTCCTCGTCACCGTGGAAGACGCGGTTGTACTCGTTCACGCGGAGTCGGACGTTCACGCCGGTGCAGTTGGAGAGACCCTCCATCTCGCACTTGAGGATGATCTTCTCACACGTCGTGTTCTCACTCTGGACGTAACGCAGGGAGTCCGCGTAGTCGACCTCACCGTCAGCGGCGACCTTGGTACCGTCACCCTCGGTGATCTCGAGCACGCCGCTGTTGACCTGGTTCACGATCAGGCGGTGCATCGGGTGCCATGAGGCGACCTTGGCGGCAACCACGCAGTCGCCGTGCAGGACGTCAGTGAGGATGTAGACCGTCAGCTCGTGAGAGAGCGAGTCAACCACGACGGCGATCATCTCGTCCTCGATGAGCTTCTTGAGCGTCTCTTCGTCAGTCATCTCAGTCTCCTCGTCTCTCCACCACCACTGTGCTGGTAGAACCAATATATCACGCAGCGCTCACAATGTAAACACTGTGAGCGCTGCGTCGTGTCACGGTCTTTCCTCAACTCAGCTGGTCAGCGACTCGGAGAAGCCGCCGCTGGTACTCGATCCGCTCCTGCCACGCCTTCGGGAACGCTCCCTCACCGTGGTAGGCACCGACGAACGTGCCGGTCATCGCGGCCAGGCTGTCCGTGTCACCCTTGGTGAGCAGTGACCGGTGCAGAGCCTTCATCGGGTCATCCGGGTACTGCAGGAAGCAGTACAGCGCCGTGGCCAGGCACTCTTCGGCGACCCAACCCTCACCGGTGACCAGGCTCGGGTCCAGCTTCATCAGGTGCGGCTTCTTCAGTGCCCGGTTCACCTTCACCAGGGCGTTGTGCACCTCGTACCAACCGGCGTTGACGTAGCCGTTCGGGTTGCTGAAGTGGTTGCCTGCTCGCCACAGGGGGCCGAGCCACGCCTCGTGGTACTGGCCCAACCGGCTGTGACAGTAGTCCATCAGCTCCACGAGGAGCTGCCTCGGTGCCGTGCCGTGGTTGAGCAGCCACACGGCCTGCTGGGTCACGTCAGACGCGATCAACGCCGTGGGGTGACCGTGGGTCATCGCGGCCTGCAACTGCGCGATCCCACTGCGGTGCTCCACAGAGAGACTGTCCACGAGACCCACCGGGGCGACTCGCATGTTGGCCCCGCAGCCCTTGGAATGTGGGTCCGTGGAGGCGAGCCAGTGGTGACCCTCCGTGAGCTTCCGGCACGCGGTCATGCAGGTCCCGCCGGGTGCCCGGTCATAGGTGTTGTCCGGGGACAGGTACCACGTGATGAGCTCGTTCACGAGCTGGTCCATCACGTAGTGAACTGAGGTGTCCTTGACGTACAGTGCCTCACCCACGGCCTCACCCACGGCCAGAGCCATCTGCGTGTCGTCGGTGACTCGCCCGTTCCGGGGCAGGGACCACCGGTTCAACTTGCGGCCATACACCTTCCTGGCCTTCTTCTCCGTGCTGAACTCCACGGGGCCACCCAGGCAGTCACCGTAGGCCAGACCGAGCATCGCTCCTCGCGCTGACATGTGATCTCCTCATCTCAGTCTCATCACTCACTCATCTCACTCTATACTGGTAACAGCATACCACCGTGGTGTAGCAATGTAAACAACGTCAGGCCACGGGCAGGGGCAACTCAGCGAGCCACCCCTCGTCGCGACGACGTCGGACTCGCACGAGCCACTCACCACCAGATTCCTCTGGACGGATCACGTCCAGCATACCCAGCTCAAAGCCGCGGCGTACGGCGTGCACTCTTTCCTGGGCCACCAGTACTCTGATCAGCCACTGGACGTGGGTCTTCGCCGTGCCCACCGTGATGTTCAGCCACTCAGAGAGCTCGTCGTTGCTCTTCCCCACGGCCAGGCCCAGCAGGGTCTCAGCCTCACGCTTGGTCAGGTAGCGGCGCCACATGGGGTCCTTGCCCGGGGAGAGGCGAGGCAGTACCCCTGCCGCGAACAGCCAACTGGTGAGCACGGCTCGAGCTCGCCTCTCACCTGCTGAGGCACCCTGCACCCCCAGGAGCTTGCACACCTCCTTGAGGCGGTGCTTCACGCTGTCCACGGTGGTGCCGAGGCGCTCCGCGGCCTCGACGTTGCTCATCCCCTCGGTCAGGAGGGACAGCAGTTCCACCTGCACCGTGGTCAAACCGAGCTGGTGACCGCGACTCAGTCCCTCCTCGGTCACAGAGCTCTGCGCTCGGAGCTGCTCCACGCTCTTCATCTGTAGGGTCATCACTCTCTCCTCACTCTCAACTCCTGGGGCTACCTTATATAGGGTGCGTACTCGTGTAAACAAAGCCACGAGACTGTTTACATCTACGCCACGCCGTGATAGGTTATACCCAACAGGCCAGGGAGCTGGCGCCGAGTGATTGAGGAGACCACCATGAAGCTCAACCGCGCACAGTGGATCAAGTTCCGGGCCGAGCAGCTGGCCCTCCGGGCCCAGCGCGAGGAGTTCTTGGAGATGTATGCCACTCGGGCCCACTACTTCGGGTTCGCGGCTTACGACGCGGCGAACCAGGCGTTCCGCGAGTTCCTGCAGCCCTACATCGACGAGGCCCGCAAGGCGTACGCCGCCGAGACCCAGGCCCACTACGAGAACGGCTGGGTCGGTAAGTCCCAGAAGCCGGTCTACGGTAAGGCCAGTCCCTCCATGATCGAGTGTGACGAGTGCGGCATCGAGTTCGAGGCAGACAACGAGTTCGACGCAGACGGCAAGCAGGTCACGACCTGCGCGGACTGCGAAGACATCTCCGGTGACGTCAACGACGAGGACGACTGCTGACCTGTCACCAGGCATCCTTCCGTGATAGGATGTCCACATAGACCGCTGGCCCTACCGTTTTCTTCCCGCGGTAGGGCCAGCATCCACGTGAGGAGAGCGTCCATGAGGACCATGTATGACGGCATCGACTCAGACGCCTCTCGCATCCCGGTAACCGCTCAACTCGTCGCTGGCTACGTGGACGGCAACTACGCCTGGTCTGCCGCGGACTGGGCCCGTTTCCCCCACAGCGTGAAGGTGCGCATCGCGGTGCACCCCACTACCAACGACGGCCACGTCCTCGACTGCGAGCCCGGCAACTGCGGCCCAGAGGACGCCGTCAACTGGGTGCTGCTGCGGCGTCACGCTGGGATGGACCCCACGGTCTACTGCAACCAGACCAACGCGCAGACCGGGTGGCCCGCTATCCAGGCCGCGTTTGACACTCACGACGTGCCCCAGCCCCACTACTGGGTCGCCAAGTACGACGGTGAGACCGCCATCCCTGCCGGGGCAGTCGCCAAGCAGTACCAGTCCAGTACCTACTGGGACCTCTCCAGCGTCGCTGACTACTGGCCAGGCGTGGACCCGACACCCACTCCACCAGCGTCGACACCAACGTCAAGCAAGAAGGACAACGACATGCAAGCTACCTCTATCAACGGTCGCGCTGGGTTGACGTGGCCCGCTGGGTCCTGTCACGTGATCCAATGCAACTACGACTCCAGCCTGGGACAGCCGCACCTGAAGGTCACCCTTCCGATGGCCAAGGGACCGCAAAAGGTTCTGGAGACCAATTGGTTGCCTGCCGACGGTTCAGGGACCCTTCAGATCCCGGCAGACCTCATCGCCGGTTGTCGTGGAGCGATCCTGCAACTCGTTCCCGGGACGACGTCGATCATCTTCGACGCGACCGCCGTGTAAGTCACACCGTTCTACCCGAGTGAGGAGATCCCGATGGTGAAGCGATTGAAGAAGTGGTACCAGACGTGGCTCGATGGTACCACCAGACCGGTGTTCGAGGAACACAAACCGCTCCTCAGTTCCGCGGAGCACAGCGCGTTCTTCGACGACGAGCCTGACTGGGGACCCGCGGCACCTCAGCAGCCCAGTGACGTGGACCTCGCGTCTCGTCACCGCACCACGTCACTGGCTCTGCGAGAGCTCAAGTCCACCCTGGAGACCGCGGAGGAACTCCAGCAGCAGTTTGATGAACCGGGACCGGTCACTCACCTGGAGCGGCCCTACACTCGAGAGCTCGGCCCCATCGCGACTGAGCTCCTGGAGGACCTGGACCGCACCTTCCGAGAGCTCCTCGCGGAGAAGCGTCAACAGGGGCAGTGGCGAGAGACCATGCTCGCTCGGCGCAGCAGTCGCAACCAGCACGCGGCCATGGTCGACGTCCAGCACCTCTGGCGTGACGGTGACGATCTTGACGCCGAGGAGACCGTGGTCCCCGCCCTGGTCGGTGCCATCCTCAACCGGGCCAGACACGCCAGTGACACCGAGGCACCCACGGGTCTCATCCCCGTGACCACCGCCGGCACCACGATGGACGAGGAGCCGGACTCATGATCACTGCTGTAGAGTGGGTCATCATCGGGATCATCCTCGCTGCCTTCTTCTGCGGGATGGTCGTGTTCACCACCAACCTCGGCTACGAGGCCTCTTGCGGGTTTTACCGCTACGCGGTACGCACCCTGCGCCGGTTCCGTCGGACCAGTCACTGGCTCACTGACGAGGAGCTTCAGCGGTTCCTAGACGGTCAGTCCGCTGACCAGGACTCGTAGAGGGCGATCAACTCTGAGGCTGGGTACACCCTGGCGTGGCGACCACTGTGGCCAGCCTCAGTCACTCGTCTCTTCCCTACTGGTGCCAGTCCTGCTACTCGCAGTCGAGTCCGCAGCTGAGCCGGGGTGAGCTGAGGCGGACCCAGTAGGCGAGTCGCGTCAGTCACCGTCCACAACGTGGGATCTTCACCTACCACGGGTAGACCCTCACTGGACCAACCTCGGTTCACGCGGCCACCACTCCGACAGCTCCGTCTCTCCACACCAGGAGCGGTTCACCGCTCAGTCGACCCAACTCCACCTGGGCCAGCGGGCGCTGCCCAGTCCCGTCCAGGCAAGCCGGGTTCACGCATCGTACCAAGCCAGCTTGTCGCTGGTAGCGCAGGGTCTGACAGTGGCACCACGGGCACCTGGCTTCCTTCTGTCCTGGTAACCGAGGGACGCGAGTCAAGGGTTCCACTTCACCCAGCACCAACTGAGCCCGGTTGCACCACCGGTCCAGGATCGCCCAGCACTGCCACGCCCCCTCAAGGTCCAGGTCACCCTGGACACCCGCCGCCAGAGAGGGAAGAGTCTGCAGGGCCAGAGCGGTGTTGAGGTCGCTGCCACCTCTGACGCTGACGCTGCCACCAGTCATGAGCCTCAACCTGAGCTCGATCCCTCGAGACATCTTACTGAGCTCCAACACGAGATACGCGGCTTGAGAGTGCCAGGAGGGAGATGACCCGGTACGAGTAGTCCGCCTCACCACGTCTTCTCGACGCTGCACTGGCTCTGTCACTAGATCTTCTAGGCAGGCCATGAGGCGCTGCGCGGTCATCGAGCTGTCTCGCATTCGCTGTACCAGGGACGCGTCGCGGTGATCAGGCATGGGTGTATCATACTACAACGACACGTAGTAGGTCAGGGTGGTGGTCACTGTACCCCACACCGCCGCTGGGATATAGTGAGATCAGTATCAGAGGTGTCTCACGGTGGTGGAGGTGTGACGTGACAGACGCTGACCCGGACCTGGAGATCGACCGCTATCTTCTCTCGTTCCCTCGCCATGGCGCCACGGTGACCAAGAAGGGCACGGAGCGAGACTCTGAGGCTGCTCGCTTGAAGGCCCTGGGTTGGTCACTGGAGGACATTTGCCAGCGACTCAACCTGGGTGACGACCCCCGACGAGCTTCCGCGGCCATCAAACGAGCCATGGCCACCGCGGTTCGGTTCGCTCATGACGAGTACCGCTACCTGGACTTCCAGGGACTGGACGAGCTCGAGTACCGCCTGTGGAAGCTCCTGGACCAGAAGCACATCCTGGTCAACCAGGGGCGGGTCATCCACGGCGAGACCGGTGAGCCCCTGGATGACAATCGCTTGGTCATGGAAGTCATGGACCGGATCATGCGAGTCAAGGAGCAGAAGGCCAAGCTCCTGGGCTACCAGGCACCCACTCGCTCTGAGATCATCTCCGTGGACAGCGTCGAGTCGGAGATCAAGCGGCTTGAGGCAGAGCTCAACCGCGGCACGACCCAGCCCGGTACAGACGTCAACTGACGACAGAGGGCCCTACCTGACGGTAGGGCCCTCGTTGTCGTGCTTGTCACGAGTAGTTGTCGTTGAACAACTGCAGTGCCTTCTGCAGGATCCAGTCCTTGTTGAGGCCCATCTCGTAAGTCACTGCCAAGAGGTCCGCGATCGCGTCCGGCAGGTAGGCCTGGATCGCGTTCTGCATCTCTTGAGTGTCAGAACCGGGGACGTGCTCACCCGCCATCACCGCGATCACCTTCATCAGGTGCTCACCTCGCTCGACGGTGTTCGAGTGGTCCGCGGTCTGATCATTGATCACGATGAAGCTCATCGTCTCTCCTCAGTCTCATCTCAGTCGATGCTAGGTACACCCTACCACGACGTGGCGTCAATGTAAACAAGGAGGTGGCATGACTGACACCATCGACTCACTTGACGTGGTCAAGTTGGAACGTCTCCGCCACCTCCAGCAGCTTCAGCGCGAAGCTGCCAAGCTCAAGGCCTCGGTCGCGCAGTACTACCACGACCCGGTCGGGTTCGCGCAGGACTGCATCAACTGGACCAGTGACGGTCTCACCGCGTACCAGCAGGACATCCTGGGACTTCTCTCCGAGAAGCATCGAGTCTCGGTGCGCGGTCCCCACGGTCTCGGTAAGTCCACCACCAGCGCGGTCACCATCCTCTGGTTCGCGTTGACTCGAGACGCGGCCGGTGTGGACTGGAAATGCGTCTACACGGCTGGTGCCTGGCGACAGCTCATCAACTACCTGGCCCCAGAGATCCGCAAGTGGGCAGCTAGGATCAAGTGGGAGAAGGTCCGTGACACCCCGTTCAAGGGCAACGAGCTTCTCAACCTCAACCTGAGACTCACTCACGGCAGTGCCTTTGCCGCGGCTTGCAGCAACCCAGCACTCATCGAGGGTGCTCACGCTGACTCCCTGCTCTTCATCTACGACGAGTCCAAGTCCATCCCAGCTGGTACGTTTGACGCCTGTGAGGGTGCCTTCTCAGGTACCGGTGAGACCTACGCTATGGCTCTGTCCACCCCTGGTCCACCTGCTGGCCGGTTCTATGACATCCAGGCCCGGAAGCCAGGCTACGAGGACTGGTACGTCCGGCACGTCACCGTAGATGAGGCCATCGCCGCGGATCGGATCTCTCTCAAGTGGTTGGAGGACCGCAAGCGGCAGTGGGGTGAGACCAGCGCTCTCTTCCAAAACCGAGTTCTCGGTGAGTTCCACGCTGGCGAGGAAGACTCGATCATCCCACTGTCCTGGGCCGAGGCCGCCGTGGAGCGCTGGCACGAGTGGGTGGCCGCCGGTCGCAAGGACCCGGGTCTCCCTCACACCGTCGGGGTGGACGTGGCTCGTTCCGGCGCAGACAAGACCGTGTTCGCGATCCGCCAGGACCACGTCATCACTGAGTTGCGCACCCACGCTCTGGCAGACACCATGCAGACCACGGGTCGCGTGGCTGGCATCCTCAACCATGATGAGAAGGCCACTGCCATCGTCGACGTCATCGGGATCGGCGCCGGCGTGTATGACCGGCTCAAGGAGCAGGGTCACAAGGCTCAGCCCTTCGTCGCCTCCGGCAAGACCAACCGTCGAGACAGCACCGGCGAGATGCACTTCCTCAACGTTCGAGCTGCGGCTTGGTACAACCTGCGAGAACTACTGGACCCCTCAGCTGGTTCCATCGTGTGCCTCCCTGACGACGACGAGCTCCTCGGTGACCTTACCGCGCCTCGGTCCGAGGAGTCACTATCCGGGGGCAAGCTCAAGGTCGAGTCCAAGGACCAGATCAAGAAGCGGATCGGCCGCTCCACTGACCGGGGTGACGCCGTCGTGCAAGCCTTTTGGACCACACGTGGCACCTGGATGAACGCCTACGGCGCGGTGAACTGCCCAGGCTGCACCCGCAGCTACCTGGCCGAGGTAGCCGGTGTGGCTCGAGACAAGTGCCCCTACTGTGGGGTTGACGCCCCGGACCTGTTGGAACGCACCCCGAGTGAGGAGGACGAGAGTGTCAGTGCCTGAGCGTCGTCACCAAGCTGAGCAGGACCTCCTGGACCTGGAAAGCCTTACCGGTTCACCACTCCGGGACCTTCCCGTGCACCTCACCGACCAGTGGGGTGCCGGTGTCCGAGACGTGTTCCGGGAACTTGACGCCCCACTCACTGACGAGGCGAGTGCTCGAGCCGCGTTTGCCGGTGCCTATCTCACGGTAGCTCTGCTCAGCGGCAACAGCTACGTCAGTAGTGAGTGCCTCACCTCCGTGGGACACGTCCTCCGGTGGCTCTTCGAGAGAGGCGAAAGGCGTGCCTAGCACCAGCTTGACAGATGAAGAGGTCAAGGCCGCGCAGCGGATCTTCCGCGGTGAGGTCGCTGGTAAGTCCGGGTGTGTGCACTGCGCTGGCCTTCATGACGTGGTCTACGGCCTCGGCCGGGATCGGCAGCCGTGTCCCCGAGTCAAGCGAGCCGTGTGGCACGCTGACGGTACCCTTCTCGAGGTGGAGTACTGGCCTGAAGGTGAGTGGAACGACCGAGACGTCATCTACCCTGCCGACGTGATCGACATCGAAGTAGCAGACGAGGACCATGACAACGAGTGACCTGAGAGGGACCTGACGTGGCACGACGTGGCTCAGTCATCGCGGCCAACAGTGCCATCCAGAGTGGCGTCAACCGACAGACCCTGCCACCAGCCACTCCCAGTGGTCTCTTCGGTGCCGGGTTGGCCGGGACTGCTGAACACAGCGGGCGGCTGGTCAACCCCAGTGGCGGCTGGGGCAGCACATACGGCACCCTGGGTCTCCCACGACCACCTCAGGACTTCACCGAAGGTGCGTTTGGACCCTTCAGTCCCATCCTCTCCATCCCCGTTGACGAGTCCAACGAGTACGGACAAGTCGAGGCCCGCCTCGAGCAGTACCGCGTTGGTTGGAACCTCCCCACTGGCACCCCCGGTGACGAGGGTCTCAAGCTCGCCAGTTTCCAGCAGCTCCAGACCCTGGCAGACCTCTACTCGGTGGCCCGGGCCTGCATCGAGTTCATCAAGTCCCAGATCGTGTCACTCGAGTGGGACATCACTCCCACTCGAGACGCCGCCAAGGCCATGCGCAACGACCAAGCTGCCATGAAGGACTTCGGTGAGCGACGCGCTGAGGCCATCAAGTTCTTCAAGCACCCAGACCACGACTACTTCAGTTGGCAGTCCTGGATCTCCAACGTGATGGAAGAGATCCTGGTCTACGACGCCCTGTCCATCGTCATGCGGCCCAAGCGAGGACGAGGCGGCAAGAAGGGACTTCTCGGCTCCAACCTGGACTCCCTGGCTCTGGTCAACGGTCCCACCATCCGACCACTCTACGACCTCCGTGGTGGCACTCCTCGACCACCAGCCGTAGGCTACCAGCAGTATCTCTACGGGGTCCCACGAGTCGATCTCATGTCCACGATCATGGACTGGGACCTCGAGGACAACGACCTCAAGGGCTCACAGGTCCAGCAGTTCACGGGCAGTCAGCTCATGTACCTGCGGATGGTGCCACGACGGTGGACACCCTACGGGTTCCCACCCATCGAGCGCGGTCTCATCCCCATCACCACGGGTCTGGCCAAGCAGGGCTACCAGCGAGACTACTTCCAAGAGGGCACGGTTCCCGCGGTCTACATCTCCCCGGGCAACGACCTCTCCCCGAACCAGATCCGGGAACTGCAGGACGCTCTCAACGCCATCGCTGGTGACCCTGCCTACCACCACAAGATCATTGTTCTGCCGTCTGGCAGCAAGGTCGACCCTCAGCGGCCTACTGAGCTCGCTGATCAGTTCGACGAGATCATCATGGCCCAGACCTGCATGGCCTTCGGGGTACAACCCATGCAGATCGGCATCAGTCCCAAGGTCAGCACCACGCAGTCACCCGGTGCGGCCAACCAGATGGCCAAGATGTCTGGACAGCAGCAGGACCAGTCCACCTTGCTTCCCACCTTGCTCTTCCTGACCAGCATCGCGGAACACATCCTCCACGTGGTGTGTGGTCAACCTGACATGCGCTTCATCTTCGAGGGCATGCAGGAAGAGGAGGACGAGGAGACCCTCACCAACCTCCTGGTCAACCAGGTCGGTCACTCCCTGCGCACCATCGACGAGGGACGTGACAAGCTCGGCCTGCAGCCCTTCGGCCTCCCAGAGACCAGTGACCCTGGCGTGTTCACTCCCACCGGGTTCATGACCCTCACCCAGGGCGCTCAACTCGCTCAGCAACAGGCAGCTGCCAACGCTCAACAGCAGAACGGCCCAGACACCGGCCAAGACGACCAAGATGGCCAGGACCCGGACGCTGGCACAGAGGCCAAGACACCAGTTTCCAAGCCCACTTCCAAGCCGGCCGCGAAGCCAAGCGACGAGAAGGAGTCCCCGGGACACACCGCGGCAGAGGCCACTCACGACGCCGCAGAGCGAGACGCGGACAGCAAGGGTGGCCACGACACCACGGCCAGCAGTCAAAAGGCCGCCACCCCCACCGCGACCACGCCACCGCCCCAGCAGACCACGTCACCACCGAACGTGGCCCAGGACGTGCTCTTGGCCAGCACCGCGGCCCTGGTCGCCAAGCAACTCACCAGCACGATGCTCAGCTACTACGGTGGTGGCATCAACTTCCTTGAGGCAGTCACGCAAGGTGTGGCTGCCATGGAGAGTGCCTACTACAAGGCCCTGCACCACGGGGCGCAGACCGCGGCTCACCAACTGCACCTCCCACCCCTGGGTGAAGAGGTCCTGCAGGGACTCGCGGCTCAGCGGGCTGAGACCCAGCGACCCTACCTCACGGGTCTAGCCACGGCGGTGAAGGACGCGGACCAAGATGGTACTGACCCTCACACCTGGCTGCCACCTCGGACCAAGCTCTACGGTGAGGGTCTCAACGGTGCCTGGCACGACGGGTATGGCAACACCGGCAAGTCCAGTGACCCGGGTCTCAAGCTCGTGTGGCGCCTTGGTGAGACTGAGCACTGCCCCCTGTGCTTGGCTCGGGACGGCCAAGAGTTCACGTTCAAGTCCATCCCTGGTTGGCCAGGTGACGGCGGGTTCGGCGGTCCCGTGTGCCTCGGTGGACCCAACTGTGGGTGTCATGTGGACCTGGTGAAGGGTGACCAGGTTTTGGACAGCTTGGGCAACACGCAGCGTCCTGAGGCCCCTGGCTACTACGCTCAGCAGCGGCAAGACATCACCGCTCGTCGTCAACAGATGGCAGATGAGAAGGACCAGTTTATCGCGTCACTTCCCAACCAGACAGGCAGCGACGGGACCAGCGTGCAGTCCCGAGCCGCAGCCCGCGAGGAGCTTCGCCGACGGCTCGCGTCTCTGGCCAACCAGCGCATCCAGTCCACGGGTGGCTACGGTGGTGTCTCGGTGGAACCCCAAGACATCCCAGCCAGCCTTATCGCGTCATTGCTGCCCCAGTATGGACCACAACCCAACGTCGCGGACCTCCCGCTACAGGCCATGGTGAACGCGGTAGAGTCCATGTTCACCGGCAAGTTCACTCACACGGATCTCACCAAACGTGGGTTCACCATGTTGGTCCTGGACGCGGTCATGGAGGTGGCCCGGTGACCATCACGGAGCAACAGGTTCAGTCAGAGTTGGACGCTCTCACTCGAGTCATCCTCAAGGGCGTGTCACCGGGTACTTGGCAGCCCCGACACATCACTCACCGCGATGTCGGCACCGTGGTGGACTGTCTCAAGGCCGGCATGTCCCGGGCAGACACGGTTCGGGAAGCCGTCCGAGCTCGACGTCGACACGTCGACAACAGCGGGCAGGTCTTTGAGCCACCCACGGGACCAGACTCAGCGTTCCTTCCCGGTGACCCCTCTGGTCTGGGTGGACCAGTGCTGTTGCCACATGACGAGAACGACATCCAACACGACCCCGGTGACTTCAGCGCTCCTCGTTCTCGTCCCCTGGCTAAGGCCGCCGCCGACCCTCATGACGCCAACCCGGTTGAGGCTGAGCACGTCATGAACCAGATGCGGCAGAACTACCCAGAGAAAGCCCTGGGCTGGATGAAGAAGGCTCGGTGGATCGGGCCAGTAGAGGTACCCCAGGACCGGGTAGACTACGACGACGTGGGCTCCTGGGCTGCCAGTCACGAGCCAGACCGGGTCAAGCACTTCGCCAAGCAGATCAAGAAGGGTAAGGGCCACACCCACCCCGTGGTCGCGGTGCAGGAGCCCGGTGAGAACAAGGTCAAGGTCATCGACGGGCACCACCGTACCCTGGCCTACCACACCCTGGGTAAGCCAGTCCGAGCCTACATCGGGTTCGTAGACAACGACGGTGGCCCCTGGGACGAGACACACGTCTACCAACAGCACCAGGGTGCCTCGTCGCAGAACAAGTTCCTCGGCAAGGTCGGTCCCAAGGGCTACATCCACGGCTGGATCAAGGTAGGGGCAGAGGTCGACGCCTCGCACCTCAGCTTGAAGAAGGACGGCTCAGTCGTCCACAAGGAGTCTGGCACCGTCGTCGGGCACATCCAGCGGACCCCAGACAGTCCCAAGCCGGGTACTACCACGTTCCTGGTCCACCACGCCGACGGCACCCAGACCTACCACGGTGTCTACAAGCGTGAGGCCCTGGGCACCCTGGCCACGCATCACAACATGTCGGTGAAGGCCCACGGTGAGATCAAGTCGGTAGAACCAGAGGTCAAGCCCGCTGAGGTCGAGAAGCCAGTTGAGGCGACTCACGAGCCAGAGACTCCCAAGGTAGAGGAGCTCAAGCGACCAGAGCGAGAGACCGGTACTCTCACTGAGCCAGCCCCACTGGAGCGCACCCACGCTGTCGTCTCCGGTGAGACCGCGGAACTCAGTGGCGGGTTCGAGGATCACCTCTCACCAGAGGACCACGCCAGGATCAAGGCCCTCATCGGTGACAAGAAGCTCAAGTTTGCTGATGACAAGCAAGCTGGCGAACTGGACACTCTCAAGAGCCGGTACCTGCACTCAGTGCTCACCAAGGCCGGTGTGCCTGAGCCAGCGGCTGGCCTCATCAGCAGTGACACGGACCTGCAGAACGAGGGCAACTGGAAGGCCAAGGACTGGGCTGGCGTGGACCGGTTGGTCAGTGTCTGGGGTGCCAGTGGCAACGACGACATCGTGCCGATCTTCAACAAGGTCCACGACATGAAGGAACCACCGAAGATCCAACCCGGTGACTTTGACGGTGCGAAGCTCACTGAGATCAGTGAGTTCAAGTACGCGAAGTCTGACTTCCAGTCCTTCAGCGGTCCCATGGGCCTGCTTGGGTTCCGGTTCAACGACATGTCACCAGAGGCACGACAACGTCGAGAAGACTTCCATGATTACTGGACCGTGAAGGCACAGCAACACTACACACAGCAGGTCCTCAAGGAAGCCAAGATCTCTGGTGATCTCCCGGTGATCCGAGCCGTGTATGGCAAGCAGGCCAAGCAGCTTCAACTCGCTGAGCACCCTCTCAAGTTTGGCGCGGAGAAGGAACCATGGACCGCCACCACCAATTCCATCTCCTCCTGGTCAGAGCCCAGGGGCAAGGCGTCGATCCGCAGTCTCATGAACAAGTCAGTCGGGCATGAGGTCGACAACATGAACATAGGGGCTCCTTACGGCGTCAAGTACACGAAGAACGACGTGCCAGTCGCGTGGATGAATACCACCCACCCCTCAGACCAGGTGTTCATGCACTGGCGAGGTGAGGGTGAGCTTCGAAACAGCGTCGTCGCCCTAGGAGAGGTCGTCGCCATCAAGGCACAACCCAGCAGTGACAATACGACGATCCAGTTTGGACTGAAGGCATGATCGACCTCGGCAACCTGGACGAGTCCCCAGTCAACCGGGACTGGCTCCACGACCTCTATGACGTGGCTCGCGGCGCCACCTGGTCGCCTGGCATGGGCAAGTCACGCCTCCCTCAGGCACCAGAGGGGGACGTGACCAAGGCCAAGGGGCACGGCGGTGACGCGGAGACCCTGCGCCGATACTGGACCCACGGCAAGGGCGGCACTCTGAAAGTCCGCTGGGGTGAGCCCGGTGACTTTGACCGCTGCGTCCGCCACGTCGGCAAGTTCATGGAGGACCCGAAGGGCTACTGCGCAGAGCGACACCACGATGCCCTGGGTATCTGGCCAGTCACTCACGCCAAGGAGCTTCGAGGCAAGGCCGCCGTTCCTGGCCTCACCAAGCGCAGTGGCATGGTCAGCATCGACCTCACACCTGGCACCCTCCAAGACGTGGACGGCGGGGTCGACGACCACCATGTCACCCTAGTCTACCTCGGTAAGAACGTCACGGATGACCTCCTCGAGGAGGTCAAGCAGGCGGTGCAGCAGGCAGCCCGTGGTACTGTGCCCTTCACCATGCAGGTCGGCGGCCTCGGCAGGTTCCCGGCCTCAGCCAGCAGTGGCGGTGATGACGTCCACTACGCTCACGTCACCACTGACGAGCTCACCCAGGGTGAGCCACTGGACGTGCTGCGCCAGAAGCTGCAGAGGTACCACGCCTCAGAGCACCAGGACTTCACCCCACACGTCACTCTCAAGTACGGTGGTGAGGCACCAGAGCCCCAGCCCTGGGTGGACGTGCCGGTCACACACCTCAACATCCACGTCGGTGGTGAGGTCGTCTCCACCGTCCCCCTGGGCAAGCCCACCAACACTGGCAAGATGAAGGTCCCCGCGGTCCAGATCCTCAAGGTCGGGCCAGAGGGATACATCCACGGGTTCATCTGCGTCCGGCCACCCTGTGGCCACGGCACCACCAAGGCCTGGCGGGACCCCAAGAACGGCAAGATCTACCACGGTGGGCACCTGGAGGGCAAGACCTACGTCGGTGGTCAGCAGATCGGTGGTATCCGCAAGAACGCGGACGGCACGTTCAGTGGACAACACAACGGCGCGGTCATCGGCTCTGGCAAGATGAAGCTCATGACCAAGCACCAGACCCACCAAGAGGCCGTGGACTCGGTAGCCGAGTATCACAACCTGCATCTCCTGGCTCAACACGCTACCAAGCAGGGCGACACGAGTGCCGCCAACCACCTCCATGCCGCGGCCAACGCCCTGGCAAGTGGTGACGCGATGAAGGCTCACACCGAGCTCACTCAGGCCCGGAACTTCGCCACCCCTGGTCAAGGTTACGACAGCATCCACGAACAACTCAAGGCCCACGAGCAGCTTCACGGCATGCAGAGCCCCGTGGGTGGTACCACGCATGACTCGTCAACACCGGTCAAGGTCCCGGCTAAGAAGACCGCACCCGGCGAGATGGCCAAGCCGATCACTCCCGCTCAGAGTGCCACGGTCGCTGCTCCCACCCCGGCCACTCACCCCACTGCACCCTGGGCCAAGGCCGGTGGTGAGATCAACACGCAGGACCTCAGTGTCAAGAAGAACGGCGACGTGGTCCACAAGCCCACGGGAACCGTGGTCGGCCACCTGGCCAAGCAAGCAGACACACCGAAGAAGGGCACCAGCACCTTTACGGCCACCCACGCTGACGGCACTCACACTCACACCGGTGTCTACAAGGGCAACGCCCTGGCCAGCATCGCTCTTCACCACAACTCCAAGATGAAGGGTGGGGAGGGACACGTCGCTCAGCCAGAGGCACCGGCAGTCTCAGTGGAACTCCCCAAGCCGAAGCCCAAGTTGGATCTCCCGGCTAAGGTCACACCGGCTGGCATGACACTGGTACCAGGTAACGAGCCCGGTAGCATGGACTTCGTGGATGACGCCACCGGCAAGAAGATCGGTGAGACCATCCCCACATCTGGTAAGCCGAGTTTCAAGCAAGTCAAGCACGTGGACGGGACTGTTCTTGACGTGAAGCACTTCACGTCGAGCGGTGCCGTGCTCCCTGGCGGCGCAGCGCAACACGCCAAGCTCACTCTCTCGGAGTATCACAACTCACTGAGTGGGAGTTCCTCATCACCGACACCACCGTCGACACCTGAGAAGAAGGACTACGAGAAGCTCGGCGCGATCAACGCCAAGGACGTCTTCCCTGATGGTGCCGGTGACCTTGTCCACAAGCCGACAGGCACCGTGGTGGGTCACTACAAGCCCGATTCTGGTGGCTATACGGCTACTCACGCTGATAGTACTGCTGTCCCGGTAGGCGTAGGCAACTCACCCTCACAAGCCGTGGCCGCGTACCACAACAAGAAGTACGCCGGCATCACCGAAATGACGGCACCGGCTGAGACACCAGTCAGTCCAGTACCAGAGTGGGCCGCCGCCGGTCACATCAGTTACAGCGATGACGCGCACTACAATACCGTGTCAGACAAGGTCACGCACAACAACGTCGTCATCGGAGAAATCAACCTCCCGGTGAGCGGTGGCGCGGTACCGACACACGCCAGTGGCAAGACGTTGCCGGCCTACAGTGACGTCTATCACGCTAAGAAGGCTCTCATCAACTATCACAACGATGAGATCGACAAGCTTCCACCGTCAACGTCACCCGCGGCAACGGTACCCTCAGCACCGGCTCCAGAACCGCCGCCTGCCTGGCTCAAGGCCGGCACCGCGGTCAAGCCCACCGACGTCTCAGTCAAGCAAGACGGCACCCACGCCGCCATCGACAAGGTCAGCAAGCAGCAGATCGGCACGGTCAGCAAGAACTGGCACAACGCCTGGGTGGTTCAACACGAAGACGGCACCAAGCTTCCCAACTCCAGCACCAAGAAGGAAGCCGTCGCCAAGTTGGCCAACTATCACAACCAGACCACGGCTATCCACCAGGTGGTGAAGAAGGACCCAGACAGCGCACTGGCCAAGTTGGACCCAGGCACTCCTGGTTACAACTACAAGACCATGGTGGGTCCCGTCGACTCGACTACCGGTGTGGCCAACGTCGACTATCACAGCAACCCCTGGGACACTCAAGCCGATCAGGTCACTCACCTGGGCACGATCAAGACCAACCCAGATGGCACAGCCACGGTCACACACGCTCACAGTGGTGCCACCTGGACTGTTAGCAACTCGTGGGAGGCCAAGGGTTCACTGGCCTACGCTCACCAGCAAGCCGTCAAGTTGGCCAAGGATGAGAGCGCACCTAAGCCCAAGCCGTCACTCGCTCAACAAGTCAACCTCACTCCGGTGGCACCGGCGGCGGTTCACGTTCCCAAGTCAGTTCACACCACCTTGGGCAACGAGACACTGAGTGCCGGTGAACTCGCCGCGGTCAAGAAGTACACCGGTAGCTGGTACGGCACCATCAACAAGAAGGTCGCGCTCGCCAAGCTTCACCACGACCAGAAGACCGGTGACACGGCTGGCAACAACCTCACCTCAGCCCTGGACAAGAGTGAGCTCACTCAGGATATGACCCTGCACCGTGGCATCAATGACGGTGAGGGCATGCTCGGTCCCGTCGGTAGTCAGGTCGGCAAGGTCGGCGTGCAACACTCCTTCATGTCCACCAGTACCAAGGAACACGTGGGACAGAACTTCGGTGGCTGGGGCAGCAAGGGACTCCTCCTCACCATCCACGCTCCAAAGGGTGCCAAGGGCATGGACGTGAAGGGTGTCTCCTACTACAGCAGTGAGGCAGAGATCCTCTTGCAACGAGGCACCATGTACCACGTGAACAGTGACGTCGTCGGGTCAGATGGCCGTCGCCGCGCTGACATCACCATCGTCGGTATCAGCAAGTCTGATGGCAACCACACCATGTACAACAAGATCGGACAGGCATGAGCGACGAGCAGGCCCCAGACGAGCACGACGACCTTGAGCCAGACGAGGACGTCAAGCAAGAGGAAGCTGAGGGTGCCTTCAAGGACCGACTCAGCGCGGTCTACGAGGGTGACCACACTACTCTTCCTGCTGACGAGGCCGATGACTTCATGCGTCGCTACAATGCTCAAACCGGCAGTGGCTCCAGTGACACTGCGTGATATACTATGGTCACTAGACGAGTCGTGCCTGAGGCACGGCTCGTCTTTTCATATGCCAAAGGAGGAGCATGGCAGCCACGCTGACCCCCGACGGTGAGGTGACCTACGTCTCCTTCCCCATCGCCAAGATGGAAACCACGGCAGACGGTGACGTCATCGTCTACGGTAAGGCCACCGACGGGATCGTTGACAGTGACCGACAGATCGTAGACCCTGAGTGGGCCGCCAAGGCCGTGAAGGACTGGCTGGACACCGGGGGCAACGTTCGAGTCCAGCACGACCAGTACCGTCCCGTGGGGCGTGGTATCGAGGTCGACAGCGACGGCAACGGTGGTCAGTGGGTCAAGTCCCTGGTTGTGGAACCCGTCGCGAAGGACCTCGTGAAGAAGGGCGTGCTTCGGTCCTACTCCGTGGGGATCATGCACCCGGTCATCGTCGCTGACAAGCACGCGGTCAACGGTCGCATCATCGGTGGTGAACTGGGTGAGATCTCCCTGGTAGACCGCCCGGCCAACAAGAACTGCCGATTCGAGCTCGTCAAGGCTGCCAAGACCGGTGACGCGGAATGGGTGGGCAAGCTCTTCGGCCGGCCAGCCCCCAGCCCAACTGATCTAGCGCGGGTGCTCAACAAGCACCAGACTGAAGACGTGGTAGAGAAAGTCGGCCCACACGGCTACTCTCATGGTTGGATCAAGGTTGGACCCGTCAACGTAGGTGATCTGCAGCGCAAGCCCAACGGTGACGTAGTCCACAAGCCCACCGGTGAGAAGATCGGGCACATCGCGGCACCCAACGGTACCGGCAAGTACGCGGGTCGTAAGATCACCCATGAGGACGGCACTGACCTCGGGTTCAAGGCTAAGCCAGCGGCAGCTCTCGCCACCCTGGCTAATCACCATAACGCGACGCACACCGCGGCACCTGGTGTGAAGCCGACAACCAGTGAGTCAATCAGCTCCATCCTTGAAGACATGAAGACCAAGCCGGCTTCACCCCAGAACCTTGAGATCCTGCAAGCACTTCAAGCACTGCAGGATGACAAGCACAAGGCCGGCACGATTGACCTTGAGAAGAAGATTGATCCCAACGTCGGTGGCGGCGTGGACCGGGACAAGCTCCCTGCTGAGGACTTCGCGGGACCCAATCGCACCTATCCCATCGTCACCCCTGGTGACGTGCAAGACGCCGCGTCACTCGTCGGCAAGGCTGACAACCCTGGCTCGGTCAAGAACCGCATCATCAGCATCGCCCGCCGCAAGGGCTCAGCGTTCGTGGCACAGCTCCCGGACGCCTGGAAGAAGGAGCTGGGTATCGACAAGGGAGATGCCGTGACTGAGGATGAGACCGTCGAGAAGGCAGGGGGCAAGCAGTGCCCCAGCTGTAAGCACTTCAACAAGGCCGACGCTGACACCTGCAAGTGCGGTGAGAAGCTCGGTGGCGACGACGAGGACGCGGTCGACAAGTCCAAGAAGCCGGCCCCTGACGACGAGGGCGATGACGGTGAAGACGAGATGGACAACCGCAGTGACGGTGGTCCAGACGAGGCTGATGACGACGGTGATGACTCTGACGAGGCAGACAAGGCCGTTGAGACACCCAAGGTGAAGAAGGGCAAGTCCAGCTGCAGCAAGTGCAGTGCCAGCATGGGCAAGAAGGCCAAGTTTTGCCCCAACTGCGGTGCCAAGGCTGAGGTCACCAAGAGCATTCACCGCAGTGAGCCCACCCCCGCTGACGGGGTCACCGGCATGTCCGCGCAGCCCGTCGCCCCTCACCGCGAGCCAGACGGTACTGCCATCGAGTCCTTTGAGGCAGACGCTCACCTGGACACCGTGCCAGATGACCAGGTGGCCATGAAGACTGCCATGAAGCACGAGACCCTGGGTGTCGGCGGTGAACTGGGCGCGCTTCATGACCTTCTCTGCCCCGCCTACAGTCACAAGTCCCTGACCCTGGCACACCCTTACCGGGACCTCACCGGGTTGGACACCACCCTGTGGCAGCGTGAGGCCATGAAGACTGCTGCCGGCGCTCCCATGGAAGAGGCCCTGGCAGCCCAGGACCGCTGGTACGCGGCCACCGTGGTCAAGAACGCAGACCCAGACGTCCTGTTGGAGCTTCACCAGGAGCTGCACAAGTCCTTCACAGACGCCAACCCGGGACCGGGAACCGCTCTCACCCCTGGTCACGTGACGGCACAGCAGTTCCGGCGCCCCCTCATCGTGTCCGGCAACGCTCGTCCCTCCTTCCAGTACGCGGGACCCAACACGGCACCCGTCATCGGTGGGCAGATCACGGCGAGCCAGTTCCAGCGTGGGTTCCTCCACGGTGGTGCGGCAGCAGACAGCCCAGCCAACAAGGGCGCTGACGCCGAGACTCGGACCATGCGAGTCACGCAACACCGAGAGACCACCCGGTCCGCGATGCTTCTCCTTCACGATCACCTGGCCAAGTCACACAGTGGACTCTGCCCCATGAGCCTCACCTCAGAGGAAGCCATGGAACACGTTCCCACTGAGCAGGTGGAGGCCACCAGTCACGACACTCCCCGGCAACTCACCGTGGACGGTGAGTCTGGGAACGTGCAGAAGGCCGCGGGTGCCTCACCTGACATGCAGGTCCTTCTCAAGTCACTGGTCCCCGACCTGGTCAAGAGCGCGGTGGCTGAGGCTACGGCACCCCTGGTCGCTGAGTTGACCAGGGCCCAGGATGACCTGGCAGAGCAGCGGAAGTTGCTCAAGAAGGCGCGTAAGGAGATCGAGCAGCTCGCTGACGAGCCCGACCCTCGCGTCGCTCCGTGGCGGGGCCTCGCTCAGCCACGTTCCACCAAGAGCCTCGGGGACGAGACGTCCCCGACTACCCTGGCCACGGTCCAAGACCGGTCACAGCTGGGGAAGTTGCAGGTGCTGCAGGAGCGGTACCTCAACTCGGACGACCCACGGCAGCGGGAAGCAGCCTTGAAGGGCATCTTGCAGATGCGCGGTATCGACTAATCACCACTTCGACCGCCGGCCCGGCGACAGGGCAACTAGCTTCCCGTTGAAAGGACACACCGTGGCAGACATCCTGTCCACCATGGAGATGCCTACCTCTCAGGGTTCGGTGATCGCCGGAGCCACCGAGGAGGCACCCAAGTACAGCCACACTGGCGAGATGATCCAGAAGCGCATGGGTGAACTCGTCAAGGGAGCCGGTTTCGTCACCGGTAACCAGCCCCTCCAAGACGAGGGTGAGATCGCTCTCCGGTCGCACCAGGCCACCATGGACCTGCGCGTGGCCACCAGTCGAAGCGTGTTCCACAAGTCCAAGGTCGTCGCCGGCCTCAACAAGGGCTTCATGGACAACTTCGGTCTCATGAAGTCGGCTTTCACCGCTCCCTCCATCGCGGAGCAGATGGCCGAGATGATGAGCAGCCTCCCCGGTGGTCCCGAGGCGGTTCAGAAGTCCTTCACCGCGGGCAACCTCGGTATCGGCAGCATCTACGGCCTGGTCCCCTTTGACCTCCGGGCCCCGTCTCGTCTGATCTACCCGGTCTACACTGTCCTCCGCAACAAGCTCCCTCGCCCAGCCGGCCAGGGTACCTCGATGCAGGAGAAGGTGCTCACCGGCATCAGCGGCTCCGGTACCGGTGGCCAGGGTGTCCTGGACATCTCCACCGCGGAGCTCACCGGTTCCACCAGCTTCAGCAGCTGGCCACTCAACCTGCCACAGTCTGGCAACCAGACCGAGCAGGCACTCAACGTGCCATACCGGTTCTTCGGCCTCACTGAGCAGTTGTCCTTCCTCGCTCAGTTCGCGGGTCAGGGCTTCGAGGACATCAGCTCCCTCGCCAACCTCATCCTCCTCCAGGAGATGATGCTGGGCGAGGAGTACATGATGCTCGCTGGCACCAGCGCTCCCCTGGCCACGCCAGGTGCGGTCACCACCACCCTGCGTACCGCGGGTAGCAACGAGACCCCGATCGGTGGCTCCCCCGCTCACTTCGTGGTCGCGGTCACGGCCGTCAACTACTACGGTGAGACTGTCGCCAGCGCGGTGTCCACGGACATCACCACGGTGGGTACCACCAACGTCGTCGACGTGGCCATCGCCCCGGTCGCCGGTGCTCAGACCTACAACATCTACGTGGCCACGGCTTCTGCCACCCCGACCAACTCGCAGCTCTGGTTGCAGGTTGGCGCCACCACTCAGGCCGGTGTCACCTCCGTGGGCACCCAGTCCAGCACCCCGGTTGGTGGCAAGTACATCACCATCCAGGGACCCGCAGCCGGTGCCGGTGCTCACCCGCCGACCACTGACACGGGAACCGGCAAGGGCACTCGCATGGAGGGTGTCATCCCGACACTCACCGGTGCCTCCGCCAGCGCTGGTGTCTACCCGAGCGGCTGGCAGGGCGGCTACGTCAACCAGTCCGTCGGTACCCACCTCTCCTACAACGCCGTGTACCAGATGCTGGATGGCCTGTGGGAGACCAACGGTACCAACACCGGCGCGTTCAAGGCTGACCCCGCTGAGCTCATCGGCAACGGTGGCGACATCATGCGGCTCAGCAACGACGTGATCTCTCAGGGCTCGGCGACCAACTACCGACTCTTCCTGGACCAGCCCGACGTGGCCGGTGTCCGGGTCGGTGCCGCGGTCTCCCAGTTCCAGAACCCGATCACCAAGTCGATCCTGAACCTGACGGTCCACCCCTGGCTCACCCAGGGCACCGCCATGGCGATGACCTACCAGCTCCCACAGACTTGGTCCAACGTGGCCAACGCCTGGGAGATGACCTGCGTGCAGGACTACGTGTCCATCGCGTGGCCGGTCATCGACGCGACCTTCCGCTACTCGATCTTCCTGTACGGCGCTCTGTGCGCTCACGCCCCACAATACTCGGGCATCCTCCAGGGCCTTCAGGTCTCCGACACCACGCCGTTCAGCTGATAGGAGGACGACGACATGGCTACTTTTGACGGCTCTCTCCCAGCACAGCAGGTCAGTTCGGTCACTACGACTCCCACGGTGGATGTCTTCAGTGCGAACGTGACCGCGTTTGCCGCGCTGAATCCGGCGACTACGTTGCACGACGTGACCATCATCAACATCGGTCCGGCTACCGTGTTCTTGGGATCCTCCAGTGTCACTGCTAGCACCGGCCTCGCTCTCAAGGCCGGTCAGCAGGTGACCATCCAGGGCTGGACCGCCACCACCGGCACCACGACCAACGACATCTGGGCGATCACGTCGTCCGGTACGGCGCGGGTCATCGGTTCGTTGGCCACCGTCGCCTCGGTGGTCTGACACTCTCCGCACCCGGCCAGTTCACGCTGGCCGGGTGCGGGTGTCACCACCCGTACTCTTACAGGAGACCACATGCCAGGCAACCAGAACATCACAGCGACAGCTTCTCTGGTCTACAGCCCCTCGCCGGCAGGTACCTCTCACCTCTTCCTCAGCAACCTGGGTCGGTTCCCGGTGTACGTCGGGCAGGCAGGCGTGACCGCGGCCAACGGTCTCCCGGTCTACCCCAACCAGAACCTCGACCTCTCCACCATGCCGGTCAACCTCTACGCGGCCAGTGGCTACACCAAGACCGCGACAGCGACCACGACCACGGCAGACGTGACCGCAGGCACTGGTACGGTGGCCGTGACCTCTGGTACCGGCATCGCTAACGGTGCGTTGATCCTCATCGGTAGCGGTGGCGGCCAGGAAGTCCTCACGGTCATCTCTGGTGGTACCACCACCACGTTGACCACCTCGGCACCACTCTACGATCACGTGTCTGGTGAGGCCGTCACGGTCGTCACTTCAGTCGGCGGTCAGATCAACGTGGTGGCTGGAACTACCTGATGATCGATCCGATCCCCGGTAGCGTGCCTAACACTGCCGTGTTGCTGTGCACCGTGCCACCGGGTGTCGGCTCAGTCACTATCAGCGTGGCTGCAGCCAACACCACGTTTGTCTACGTGGGTACTACCAACACTGTCACTAGTACCAACGGTGCCGCGATCGTTGGTGGATCCAGTGTCACGATTCCCACGTACCCCGGTTCTAAGGGCACTCAACTGTGGGCCATCGGTTCCGTGGCTGGTCCCACTCCTGTCGGCGTATTCATCTCCACCGGTGGTTAGGAGCTGCTGATGAGTCAACGCGTCAACCTTCCACCCGGCTGCTCAGGCTTTGACTGCAAGGACGGCACCAAGTACAAGGCCGACAAGCCGGGTGGCTCAGTCGTGATCAGTGATCGGCACGCAGACGCGGTGAACAAGTCTCAGTTTAAGGAACAAGACTTCATCAGCGCTCAGTCACTCCAATCCTTCGGCACTAAGGTAGGCCGGTACTGTCAGAAGTGCCGACGTCTCTGGAACGCCTGGAACGACACGTGCCCTCGCTGCGGTGAAGCCACCGTGGAGGAGTAAGCAGCGACATGAGCGTGCCGATCACGTTCACACTAGCTGCCAACACCACTGCTGGTGGAGTCGTCGTCGCGGGTGGCTACCTTGTCTTCACGGGCAAGCTCCTCACCAAGGCCCTCGTGGACCGGCTCATCAAGATGTATGAGCAGAGACTCGAGGAGAAGGATGAGCAGGCTCGCACCTGGCGTGAAGCGCATGACGTGGTCAAGAAGTCAAATGATGCTCTTATCACGCAGCTCTACCAGTCACTGGAGATCGGCCGAACCACCAACAGTGTTCTCCAGGCACTCCCTACTCCCTCTTCTAGCAGCTCCAGTGCACCTTCCGGTGCCGGAGGTGGTCCCGATGCCACCCACGTGGCGTAGAGTATGGTTCCGCTTCTTTCCAGAGCTGCCCGTCGATGAAGATGATCTGTCGCACGACGAGAAGGTAGAAGAAGCTAAGACGGCACTGAGGGAGGGAAAGCGCAAGCAAGCGGAGGTGAGTCGGTTGGGAGACCAAGTAGCATTGAACGCAGAACGACTCGGTGACAAGCACCGTCGAAACCACTTCAGTGAGGGAGTGGCTCAGATGTTGCATGACGGATATCGGTCATGATCACCAATTTGCGGGTTATCGCAGACGTAGCCGACACTGCAGCGCTCACGGCTTTCTTCAGTACTATCGTCTTCATCACCGGTTACACCGTCTTGGCACCCTGGTGGCGCTACTCAGTGGGTCGAGCCATCGTCTCTCTGGATGGTGCTCTCTTTGCCACGTTGCTTCCCACGTTTCTTCGTCTCGTGTTCCACGTGAACAACCACGTCTTCTTCTACGCGTGGTTCACCATCGTCTCACTGTTTCTCGTCGCAGCTACCACGTTGTGGCGATTGATGACTCTGAGTCGAGTACAGCACCACGCGTCTCAAGCTCCGACGCCGGAGACGGTGTCGGTCGACACCCCTCAATTGGAGGACATGTGACTCTTTACGCTCGGTCGGACCTCGCTGGTACGGCCGTTCCCGTCTCTCACGGAGGCTGTGGCCAGGCCCACACCCGACCCGTTGAGAACGGCGCACCTGTCAAGCTCTGGGCACTGGACTGCCCGAGCTGCGAAGTCGACCTTCGAGACCACCCTCTTTGGTCAGCTACCATCTCAGAGATCCCTGAGACTCACGACGAGAAGATCACTCGAGAGGACCAGGAGAAGCGTGGCCAGCGTGACGCTGCCACTGGCACCGCTCAAGCCCTGGAGAAGCTCTCTGGACTGGGTGACCTCCCAGCAGTGCTCGCGCAACTCGCTCAGCTCCTCACCGGTCAAGGACAGACCCAGCCCCCTCAACTGGAGACCAGCGTCTGCCCCAACGGGCACGAGATGCTACTCAACGCCAAGTTCTGCGGTGAGTGTGGTAGTCCCATGGTTGGTAACATGGCATCGACCATCACCCTCAACGACCTCGTCGCAGCCAGGGACCTGCAGATCCCAGACGCCTGGTTGGAGGCACCCGAGCCACCGAGAGACGAGGTGTCCACAGAGGTGACTGACACCCCTGACTACGACGCCCTCAGCCTCCCAGAGCTCCGTGAAGTCGCGCGCAGCCGCGGACTCCGCACCACCCGATCCAAGGCAGAGCAGATCCAAGTACTCCGGGACGCCGACTAGGCATGAGACGAGGCACGTGCGGCTTGTGCGCTCGCCGTGGCCAACCACCCGTCGGTGACTGCCCGGTGTGCCACAAGCCGTACTGCCACAAGCACGCAGCCTGGGACGGCGAGAAGATGGTGTGCAGCAAGTGTCATCGTCAACGTGAGCGGGAGAGGTGAGACGACGTGGCTACGCCTTACGTGACTCCTGACATGATCGTCAACGCTCCCACTGGCATCAGCTGGAACATCATCCCGTTCCCCAAGGCCACGTCCTCGCAGCAGGTCGCGGAACAGATGAACATGTGCGTCCGAGCCACCGGGATCGTGGACTCCTACTGCAACCAGATCCTCCAGGCCACGGTCGACACCGAGGTCCTCAACGGGCCTGACTACCGGCTCACCATCCAGAACAGCACCGGCAACGCCAGGTTGCTGCTCAGCCGTTGGCCCGTCACTGAGGTCCTTCAACTGGCCGTAGCCGGGAACACGTTCCCTCGGCAGTGGCAGGTCGTTCCCAGTGACATGTATGAGGTGGAACGCCCACCCATCGGGATCTACGGTACCACCACTCCGTCCTCAGCGGCAGACGGTGGTCAGCCGGTCCTCCTCGGTGCTGGCTACGTCACCCGTTGGCTGGGTCGGCAAGGGTACACCACTTCCACCACCTACAACAACGGGTGGCCCCACACGTCACTCACGACGCCCGCTGAGGCACTGGCGACCACGGTCACCGTAGATGACGTGACCGCGTTCACCGGTGCCATGGCCTTCATCTACGACGGCTCTCAGACTGAGACCGTGACCGTGCAGAGCGTGTCAGCGAACACACCGTTTCCGCTTCCCTTCGGTGGCACCACCCCTGCCGGCCCGGGTACTCTCACCTTGACTGAGCCACTGCAGTATGACCACGCCAGCGGGGTCGTCCTCTCCTCTCTTCCAGGTGACATCATGTGGGCCACCATCCTGGCCACGACGGTGCAAGCCCTGGAAGCCGGTATCACTGCTGTCACGGTGCAAAACCTCCCAGGTAGTCAGACCACGGGTGGCATGGGTATCCTCTCTCTGCAGAAGGAATACCAGCAGATCCTCGGTCCCTACCGGCGGGTCATCTGATGCCGCTCAAGAGCGTACAGAAGTACGTGAAAAACCTTCTCGATGGGATCGCTGTCCCGGGGCAGCTTCTGCCCCTGGAAGTGCACATCACCCCACCGGCTCTGGAAAGCGTAGACGGTCCCATCGCCTACGTCTGGGGCAGCCACCTCAACGTTACCCGGCAGACCATGCCGCGTGGTGCTGGCTTCCAGAACTGGCCGTGGATGATCGACATCTGGGTCGTGTATCTCACCAACGAGAACGAGAACCCGACCATCGACGACGAGTTCCCAGACATCCTCGACACGATCATGCGGGTTCTGCGCACTACCACCATGCCGGTGTTCATCGACAACGATGGGATCCCACAGGACGTGTCAGCCCCAGTCACCAGTCGACAGGGACTCACTCAGATCCAACGAGTCGGTGAACGTTGGACCCTGGACTATCCACCGGAGCGCACCCCGGCCACGATGCGCATGTACTGGTACAGCGCGTCCATCAGCGTCGAGGTCTTGGAAGTGGTGCAGGGATGAGCGTTCACATTCACTCCAGCTGGCAGGGCCGCCCTGAGGAACTAGCCTTCAAGTTGAAGAAAGTCGTGACTGAGTGGGGTGACGAGACCGGTCATACGGTACGAGATGAGCTTAAGGAAGCCACTCCCGTCAGAACCGGTGCTCTGCAAGCCTCAGAGCGATACAGCCGTACCTCCGCGGGACTCACCACCCGACTGGAGTGGAGCGCGCATCGTCTCTACGCTCCCTTCGTTATCAAGGGGACCAAGCCACACGAGATCAGGCCAGTCGCGGCTCGATCACTGCGGTGGGTGGGAGCCGGCGGGGTTCACTTCGCGAAGGTCGTGCACCACCCGGGTACCAAGGCCAATGACTTCCCTCGTCGCGTGCTCGACGAGGTCAAGGACGAGGTCATCACCAACCTCGCCAACAAGATCCAAGCGGCACTGAACGGTGAGGACCACGCATGACACAGGCGATGTACACTCTGCGTTACCTGGGTGAGATCGAGACTACCTTCCAAGAGATCTCCCAGACCGTGGAACCGCAAGGCACGTTCCAAGTTCCAGCGAGTGAGGCAGAACGCTACACTCGTCGAAGTGACATCGAGCAGGTAGACCCGGCACCAGAGTCAAAAGACGAGACACCCGAGTCAACGGATGAGGCACTGACAGACTCGGTCTCACAAGACCCGACACCAGCTGACGCTGACGTACCCGCTGCTGACCCTGAGCCACCGGTCACGGCCTGAGCCGTCGACGCTTGACAGGAGCATATGGCATACCCCACGATCACGGAGCGTGACGGCTCCCTCAGCGCCACCGGCATCGCCAAGGAAGTCACCTTTGGCACACCCGTCACGGCCACCACGTTCCTCCCCATGCTCAGCAACACCATGGAGGTGGACCCGGGTTGGTTCTCACCTGAGCTCATGATGGCCACGCGTGACCTTCACGTGTTCAACCTCTACGGTCAGGCCGTCTACACCGGTGCCGTCGCTGGACCGTTCTTCCCCAGCAACGCGGCCACTCTCCTGGCCGGCTCCATCGGCACTGACGTGGTCACGGGGTCTGCCAACCCCTGGACGCACACCATCAGTCAGGCAAACACGCTTCCCAGCTTCACCATCGAGAAGAACCTCGGCAACTACCAGTCCATCCAGTTTGCCGGGTGTCGCGTCGGCAAGATGACCCTCAACGTGCCGGCTACCAACGAGGCAGCCAACGTCTCGTATGACGCCACCGGCCAGTCCGCGGCCATCCTCACCTCGCCTACCGCGGTCACCGTTGTCAACGAGTCACCGTTCGTGTTCGCAGAGGGAAGCCTCACGCTCTTCACGCACGCTCGAGCAGAGGTCACGTCTGCGTCGATCACCATCGACAACGGTCTCAAGTCCACCTACACGTTCAGTGGCAACCACGGGCCCTCCTTCATCACCCCGGTCACCCTGCACGTGTCCGGCAGTATCACCCTCACCTGGTCCAGCTTGAACGACTCTACCTATGGTGACTTCACGAACCTGGTCAACGGGACCCTGGGTGCCTTGTCTATCTCACTCACTCACCCGGGCGCCACTGGTGCCAGTCTCACCATCACGTGTCCCCAGGTCGTTCTCTCCAAGATGACCGAGGACGTGAAGATGACTGACGTCATCATGTCCAACCTCACCTTTGAGGCTACCAAGTCCCTGAGCAGTGGCTACACCGTGCAAGCCGTGCTGCTCAACGCCATCTCCACCGCCTACTGATCCACTACTGAGGAGCCGCTGATGCCGGGTTACGCTAACAGCTACGCCGAGACCGAGAAGATCGTTCTCACCAACTCAGACTACTGGGTGGAGATCCTCACCTGTCTCCCACGCAAGGCTCTCAAGAAGGCTGAGGCGGCTCTCTCCCAGGCCGTGGTCCAGCAGGACCAGGCAGCCAGTGACGGCATGAACGTGTCCATGGCCCCTGACGTGGCCGGGTATCGGGACCTCATGGTCCTCGGTTCCATCTCGTCATGGAACCTGGACGACGAACGTGGCCAGGTCATCCCCGTCACCTTGGACAACGTGGGACTGCTCTCAGGCGCGGACTTCAAGCTCATCTACGAGCGAGTGGACGCTCTCAACTCTCCACCTACGGCAGCCGCCCAGAAAAGCTCTACTGACCAAGGCTAACGGAGCCATCTTCTTCAAGGGTGAGGGCCCACCCAGCCTGGGTCAGATGGCCATGGAGATGCAGTTCTGGGAGCGACTCGGACTGCGCGCTCGCGATCTGGACGAGATGCCGTGGAAGCAGGTTCAGGAGTACGCGACTTACATCGAGTTGCTTCTGCGCAAGGAAGAACTGGATCGCAAGAAGTCACAGTCTTGAGGAGGTGAGCCATGTCTGCTGAGCAGAGCACCCTTCTCATCGTCATGGAAGCCAGAGACAACGCCAGTGCGTCTCTGGATCTCTTTGAGTCAAAGATCAGAGAACTGTCGGCCGAGATGGAGAAGGCCTCGGTTCAGATCAGCGCAGCCAGTGACAAGATCGACGAGTCCTTCGCGAAGACCGCGGCTGAGTCAGAGGCTCTCTCAGAGGCCACCAAGACTCTTGGTCGGAACCTCGACGACAACAGCAAGCACCTCGAGAGCAACGGCAAGTCCATGAGCAGCACTGGCGAGAAGGCCAGTGAACTCGCGGGTAAGATCCGACTCATCGCCTTGGCTGCCGGTGCCCTCTCTGGCCCTCTCGCTGGTCTCCTCGCGCTGGGACCACTCGCCATCTTCGGTGGCATGGCCATCGGTGCCGCCGCTCTCAGTAAGTCACTGAAGGAGGCCCAGGCCAGCGGGCAGCAACTGACCGCGACGCAAAAGCAGCTCCTTCCGGTGATGAAAGAACTCAACGCTGCCTTCGCCCCCGTGGACCAGGCAGCCAAGGGCGCGTTTACGGAGATCCTCAACGTCGTCAAGAGTCTGGCACCTGAGCTCACGCTCGTCGGTCAAGCCATGGCACCCATGGTCGGCATCCTGGGTGGCGCGTTGGGTGGCGTCGTAGACCAACTCGTGAGACCACTGTCTCAGATGATGCCGAGCTTGCTACCCGTGGTCATCGCACTGGGCAACGGGTTGGTCACCCTGGCCAAGGGACTCGCTGGTCTCTTCACCAACCTCAACATCGCTCAGGCAGCCCAGGGACTCAACGCCTTGTTCAACACGGTAGGCATGATCCTACCGGTCATCGGCAAGCTACTCTCAGCCCTGGCACCGTTGAGCAACGTGATCCTCGGGACCCTGGTCCCCGCGGTCGGCAAGATGATCGTGACCTTCGGGAACGCTCTCATGCCGGTACTGCAGGCCATCACCCCCATCATCGGCCCCCTGGCTGGCACCATCGTCACCCTGGCAGAGACCTTCGGAAAGGTCCTCACGGCCGCGGCACCGCTCATCACCCCCCTGTTGAGCATCGTCCTCGCGTTCAGCAACTTTGACACGACACTTGAGGCGCTCTCACCGCTCTTCTCTGCCATCGCGACGGCACTGGGTCCCATCCTCAAGCTCGTGGCTCAGGTGGCCAACGTGGTCGCCAACTCTCTCAACACGGCGTTCGCTGAGTTGGCCACCGCGTTGATCCCGCTTATCCCGCCATTGGGGCTGCTCGCCAGCACCATCCTCGGCGCTCTCGTGCAAGTCTTCAACGCGCTGCTGCCGATCCTGCCTACCTTGGTCCAAGCGTTTATCGGGTTGTTGCCAGGTGTGGTCGCGCTGATCGGCCCTCTCACAGCCATCGTGAGAGCCCTCACCCCGATCGTCGTGATCGCGGCCAAGATCTTCACGGCCATCGTGGACTGGATCATCGGCCCCCTGGACAAGCTCAAGCCGATTCTGCCCTACATCCTCGGTGCCATCCTCGCGTTCATGGCAGTCAAGCAGGTCATCACCATCATCCAAGGTATCGGCACCGCCTTCAGGGTCCTCACCCTGATCATGGCCACCAACCCGTTCATCGCCATCGCCATCGCCATCGTCGCCCTGGCCATCTTGATCTACACACACTGGGACCAGATCAAGCAGTACTTCTTCGACGCGTGGCACTGGATCAACAACACGGCTCGTGACGTGTGGGGTGACATTGAGAAGTTCTTCAAGGGTCTCTGGAACGACATCACGAAGATCTTTGATGACGCCGTCAAGGACGTCGAGAACATCATCCGAGGGTGGTACCCTCTCATCCTGGGCATCCTCTCGGGCGGCATCCTTCTCATCCCGGCGTTGGTCTACAAGTACTGGTCACAGATCACTCACTACGTGTCAGAGGCCTGGGACGACGCCATCAACTGGATCAAGGGCGTCCCGGGAAAGATCCTCAACATCTTCATCAAGGCCAACACCTGGTTGCTCAACATCGGCAAGGACATCATCAACGGCCTCTGGAAGGGCATCCAGGACGCGGTCGGTGGCCTGCTCAGCAACATCGGTGGCCTTGGCAACACCATCGTCGGCGCGTTCAAGGACGTACTCTCCATCTTCTCTCCCTCCCAGGTCATGGCAGACGAGGTCGGTAAGTTCATCCCAGCCGGTATCGCCAAGGGCATGCTCGACAACGTCGGAGCCATCCAAGCCGCTGCCAACGTACTAGGTCGACACACCGTCACCTCCAGTCTCGTCGGTCTCCAGGGTGTCGGGTCCTCACTCGCGGTCGGTGCCGCCAGCGCTGGCTCAGCAGCTGGTGGAGACACCATCTTCGACTTCCGCGGCGGCACCTACATGTCCGACAAGGACATCGACATGTTGGTACAGAAGATCGGCAAGCGCACCGCCACGGTCACATTCCCCTCTGGTGGGTTGCGGGTGAAGATGTAGTGGTCGCCACCCCCAACCTTACTCTCAACATCACCCCACCCGGTGGATCCACCACGAACTACGCGCACTACCTCGCCTGGTACGGCAACAACCAAAACATCACCATCACGCAGAACTTTGGCCGCCAGGGTGACACGGCCACGTTCTCACTGGTCGACGAGTACAGTACTAGTCCACATTTCTACATCCCGGTGCTCTCGCAGATCGCTCTCATCGACAACAGCATCAGCACCACGCTCTTCGCGGGAGTCGTCAACGACCCCATCCTCCTCCCCACGGGACCCAACCGCAACGAGTGGACTCTCAACTGCACTGACTACACGTTCTACGCGGACAACGCTGACGTGCAGGGACTCTTCAACGACCTCGGTGCTGACGAGATGGTCGTCCTCCTCACTGAGCAAGCCAACTGCGGTATCACCGCCAAGCAGATCATCAACGGTGGGTTCGTCGCCTCTGCTCCACGCCTCACTCAGGCACAGTTCAGTTGGGGCACCCTGTCCAGTGCCTGGCGATCACTGGCTCAGCTCTCAGGCAGCAGTACCCCATACGGGTGGTACGTGGATGAGAACTTGGAGTTGCATTTCTACGACGCGTCCACGGCTATCAACTCCAACGTAACTTTCACCACTACACCCACCGTCGCCGGTTCCACTACGCAGGGTCACATCGCGCTGGACAGTAACTTCCAGTACGAGTGGGACGGCACCACCATCCACAATAAGATCATCATTCAGGGTGCTAATCAGACCATCTACCAACCTATCACGGGTAACCCCACTGACGTGTGGCGAGCAGATGGCACGCAGACCGCGTGGCCACTTCGATACACCGCCACGGGTGACTGCACGCTCACATTGAACGGACGCAACACCGCGGTCACGTTCAACTCTACCGGTGTAGCCAGCACTGATCCCTGGGCCATCCAACAAAACGCGTTTGGTCAGTGGTTCCTGGTCGCGCTCACCCCACCCAACCTCGGCACTACTCTCAAGTTGTGGTATGACTACCAGGTCCCGGTCATCGCTACGGCTCAAGACCTCAACTCCCAAGCCACCTATACGGGACCTAACCGTGGAGTCTACAGTGAATACATCAACGACTCCTCTCTCATCACCGTGCAGATGGCTTTGGCCCGAGCTCTCCGAGAACGCACCGAGTATGCCTACGCCGTAGAACGCACCACCTTCACGGTCACCGAAGAGTTCCTCGGTTGGGTCCGAGCCGGGTACACTTTTACGTATCACAACCAGTTCGTCCCTGACAGTGAGAGCAGCTACAGTTGGGGTCTCACAGACACGTTCCTCTGCACTGGCAACACCATCAGCTGGGGTAGCACCAGCAACAGTCCCTATCGAAGCATGAGTGTCACGGGGGTGAGAGCCTGATGCCAACTGGTGTCGTTCGTCCTTACACGTTGACTGACGTGCTCATGACCATCAACGACCAGGTCAACCAGGTCCAGCAAGCTGTTACCGGCTCTGTCACCGGGATCAGCGTGGTCGCGGAAGACGATGAGTCATCCATGACCACGTCAGACGCGGTCACCGCAGTTCCGGTCACCCCGGCACCAGTGTGGGCCACTACCAACGGTCTCAGTACCTGGGGGTCCAGTGTCTGGGGCTGAGACCACCGAGAGCGTTCTCCTCCGCGGCTTCCTCGAACTGTGGGTGTTGGGACCAGATGGTGAGGTTCATGACCACCATACTGGGCAAAACGTGATCTGCACTACGGGGTTCACGCAGGTCGCTCAGTCACTCGTCTGGTCAGGTATCCAGGACCAGGCAGCCAACCTCGGTGTCACCTCACCCACCTACCTCACTCCTCTCTACGGGGCCGTCGGGTCTAGTGTCACCCCGGCCACTAAGGCAGACACGCAACTCGGCGCTGAACTCGGTCGAGTCACCGTCGGTGCCGGCGGCAGCACTCCGGCTAGTCCCACGGTCTCGGCACTCGCCACGTGGCTCTTCTACTTCCCTAACCCGGTGAGCATGTGGTCTGTGAACGAAGCCGGGGTCTTCGCTCAAGCCACCAGTGCCACCAACTCCGGGTCCCTGCTCAACCACTGGGTGTTCCCGGCCACTATCCCAGTCCCCGCGGCAGACACCTTGGTCCTGCAAGTCAACTTCGCGTTTGGACCCTGACGTGGCGACCACGGTTCCCGTGATCCAGGGTGCCACCATTGGACAACCTGCCAACGCTGGCGCGGTCAACCAGTTCCTCGCCGCACACTCAGCCACTTTCCTCTATGACAACACGGTCTTTCAATCGGGTCAGATCATCGGTAGTGCCGTCTACACGTCAACCGAAAACCTCTACCTCGCGCAGCAACTCGTGACCACGTCCACACAGACCCAGGTCGGCACCATCACCTTGCAGATGTCGGTAGTGAGCGGCTCACCACTCACCCCTACTATCGCTCCCCTGGTGGTCTCGATCTACGAGTCCAACGCTGGACAACCTGTCGGTGACCCACTGGCCACAGTCTCACTGCTGGAGACCTATGTCTACTCAGGTAGCTTCTTCCTCCTGATCCCGCTCATCCTCGTCGGGTTGACACCCTCCACCACGTACTGGATCGTCGTGCAACCCGCCGGTGACAGCAGTACATACTACGTGTGGCAACAATCTAACCAGGCTTCAGGAGCGTTGACCTCCACAGACGGGTCCACGTGGGTCCCTCAGGGATACGGGTTCATGTACCAGGTCTTTGACTTCTCTGCCGCGATCCTTCCCGTTCAGTTCATCATCGAAGACGGCGGCGCTAAGATCACTCAGTTCACCTACAACGCCTCAAGCCAACTCGTCTCGATCACTGAGACCACGCAAGCTCAGAGCGGTAATGACGTGGTCTCGACCCGCGACCTCACTTACACGAACAACTACCTGACAGGAGTAGCCTGATGCCTTTCCTTGCCGGTGTAGTTACCCCACAAGACTACGGCGCTCAAGGTGACGGGGTCACTGACGACACGGCAGCCATCAACCTGGCTATCCAGGCTGTGGCCGCGAGCGGTGGTGGCATCCTTTTCTTTCCAGCGGGTACCTACCAAGTCACACCGACCAGTAGCACGACCGCGGCACTTGTGCTCAACAACGGTTCCACCGGCTACTACGGGGTACGACTCATGGGCACGGGAGAGAACGCGGCCATCCTCAGGCGAACCGCCGCCGGTCCCATCATCTCCATGTCCGGACCCGCCACAGACACCACCGGTGTCACGCACTGTCGATACTGCACCCTCGAGAGCCTCGAGTTACACGGCAACAACCTCACTGGTACGTTGTTCCAAACCTACTACGCGGACAACCTCGCCTTCCACGACTGCCATTTCACGAACTCACTAGACGTCGGTCAAGACTGTGCTGAGTTCTGGGACTCACGCTACTACAACTGCCTGTGGGATTCCTCTGGTTCAACGACCGCGAACACCACGGCACCCAACCTCTGGTTGCGCAACTCGGCAGCGACGAGTGGGTTCGGCTACAGTTCTAGCACCGTGAACAACGTCTACTTCTTTGGTTGTCGCTGGGAGCAGTTCACGACAGGCGCGATTCGAGTAGAACGAGGACTCGGCAGCAACGTCGGTCAACCCTACTCACTGTACTTTGTCTCCGGTAAGATCGAGACGTCACTGGTTAACGGTGGCTCAGCCGTGTTCGTGGACACGACTGCCCGTGATGTTCACTTTGACAACTTCCACGCCTATCAAGGCGGCTTCTACTCTGGATACTCGACGGCGCAGGACGTGTTCACGTTCGGTCCACAGTTTGGATCCATCAAGAACACTTTGATCTTCAACTCGACGGCGGTGGCATGTATCGCCAACGGCGTGACCTTGAACGCACCACTGGCTAACAGTTACGTGATCGCAGAGTCTGTCCGTGGTTCCTACACCGGTGGTGCCACACCTACTGGGGCACACGTCGCCTTCGGTACCTCCACTGGTGAGTTCCGAGTCATGGACTGCCAAGCAGACAATGGTACGCAGTTCAGTGGTGAACAGACAAACGCCACCGAGGTCAACCTCACCAGTGGCACTGCCGCGGGTACCTTCGGGATCAACAATTCAACGGCGGTCTCCGGTAACACGAACGCTGACGTAGTACTCGTAGAAGCCACGACGGCAAGCAATGCTCTCGGCCTGCGAGTAACTGGTGACACTCTTCACCGGTACCTCCTCAACGCCAAGGGTGACGGTCTCTACAGTGGTGGCACCACCGCTGACTACACGTCACTGCGTGCCGCTCCTGGGGTACATGGTTTCACCAAGTCACTACTGGTCGGGTCTGGAACTGACCTCGGTGACAACGGTGTGGGCGAGTTGAAGATCGCCAACGCGACCACGGTACCGACTACCAACCCCACCGGTGGGGCACTTGCCTACGCGAGTGCCGGTGTGGTCAACACCCGCAACCCCCAGGGTCTCGTGCAGACGATCGGTGGCCTGGTTCAGTCACAGATCACTACGGTGACTGTCGCGAACGCTACCACTAACGTTCTCACATCACTGCAGTCTTTCACGGTCCCGGCTAACGACGTGGCAGCTGGAACCATCTATGAGATGACCGGATTCGGCATCTTTTCCAACAACGGTACCCCCACGTTGAACTTCACGATGCTGTGGGGTGGCGTCGCTGGTACGGTGTTGACGACGATCCCAACAGCGATCACGTTGCCTAACAGCTTGACAAACTCACCGTTCTTCTACGAGGTCATCGTGAACTTCCGATCCACGACAACCGCGTGGACTACGATGAACCTTTCCATCGACACGTCTACTTCGTTGGACACGGCAGCCACCTACATCACCGTCCCGGCGACAGTGACGACGATAACGACTACCGGTGCAAACGCGTTGACTATGGCTGTCACGTGGAACCCTGGTTCAGCTAGTAACACGATCTCGTTGGTCGGTGGCAAGGTAGAACGTACAGCATGACAAGCAATCGATCTAGATAAGGATACGATCATGGCTAATCACTTCCCCACATTGCCGGATGGCACGCATGTCGCAACGATCATCTATTCGGTGACAATGACCCCTGTCTCTGATATTGCTGGGCGACAAAATGTCGGTGGTTTTGCAGATGCTCAGATCATGAGCGTTGGGTTCGATACCGGGATCGATGAGTCTGGCAACATCACGTACGACTACTCGTGGTTCGATCAAGACACCTATGAGGCTAACCTGACTACATGGTTGAACTCATTGTGCACGCTTGCTGTGTCTAACCTAGGAGTAACGACAACTGCAGCGCAAGCTGCGATTGAAATTCATCGTCAATGGATCTTCGAAATAGACGCAACATTGAGCAGCTCATACGCACCTGTCGTCTTGAGCAGCACGACTACAGATCAGATGATTTACCCTTCCTGACAATGATCGGGTGATGAAGTGACCACTCCCAACTGGGTTGGCGCGTCCGCGGGCTCACAACCTCTAGCCGCGCAAGTCAACCAGTTCCTGGGCAGTCACGCGATCACCTATGTCTACGGTGGGACTAGTTTCGCGTCACAGGGAACCGCGGGCGCTGGTAACACGAGCACCAATGGAACGTGGCTCGCGGAGTCTTTCACCACCGCTGCCAGCACCACGTCACTGGGACGGGCCAGGATCACGCTGGGGTACACGGGTGCTCCCACTCCGATGACTCTCAGCGTGTACGCGAGTACTGGTACAGCACCTACGGGGTCAGCGCTGGTGAGCACGACGGTGCCCACGTCTTACCTTACCGCAGGTGGCGCCACGGTCAGCATCCCGGTCCCGGTCAACATGTTGACACCTTCCACGCAGTACTGGCTCGTCGTCCCTGCGGTGGGCGACCCGTCAAACTTCTACACGTGGAACCGGAACAACCAGGTTAGTGGTGCCTCTACCTCACCAGACGGTGTCACGTGGACCCCGCAAGCCTACGGGTTCATCTACAACGTGTTCGATCTCACGTTGGGAAGCGGCAGCTTGGCACACACGTGGGAGGACAGTGGTGCGCGCTGGCTCGACCTCGTCAGTACCGCGGCTAACGTTCCCACCGCTCTCACTGAATACACCGTTGCGCAAGCCGCCAACGACTACGTGTACTCTTCTCGTACCTTGACCTATGACTCCAGTGGTCTCAACTTGATCTCTGTCACGTGAGGACCTGATGCCTACCACTTCCACTCCCACTTGGTCCTCGGTTCGAAACGGTCTCAGCCAGGACCCGGGAGCGACCCTCTATGCCACGGGGATCAATCAACTCTTGGGAGCACACGGCAGTTCAGAGATCTACCGAGGGGCCTCTATCCTCACGCCAAACGGCACTGGTGGTGGTGCTGCCAGGCGACAGTTCAGCACACTGGACCTTGATCAACCGTTCACCATGGTAGGCACCAACATCGGTCGCGTGCAGATCCCACTCTACTCAGTGGGTCAGGGAGCTGACCTACTCGTGTCCCTGTGTGCGGACAACGCCGGTGTCCCGGGTACCGTGTTGCAACAGACTCGAGTCCCTGCCAGCTGGATCAACCAACTCTCAGCGACGGCGTGTCTTCCTACTCCCAGTAGCACGGCCAACCCGGCGTTGACGTATACCAACAACCCTCTGGCTCTGGCCCAGTTCAACGGCTTCCACATCGGCGCGGTCAGTACCAACGCGTGGCCCTTCCCCACCACGGGCACTGGTGGTGCCAACACCTCCACCGTGTCCACGTACTACGACCCCTACATTCTCATGGCCGGTGGCGCGGCGGGTGGAGCCGCGACCAGCTCAGTCTACACGATCACCTATGACTCAGTGGGCAACCTCGAGCAAGCCATCCCACAACAGTCACTCCCAGCACCCACTGACGGTAGCGCGGTCATGACCGTGTCCACAGATCCCAGCAGCGGAGACGCTACTGTCGTGTTCACCGGTGGTGCCACTACCGTGGGAGGGTCACCGATCAGTGCGGTGTACACGGCGTCACTTAACACGGTCACCGGAAACATCGCGTCTTGGTCATTGCAGACCGCACTGCCTACCGCGATACAAAACCACTCTATGGCAGCGTACAACGGGTACGTCTACGCGTTGGGTGGCTACACCAGCACCGGGGCTACCACTACCACTGCCGTGCACTACGCGCAGGTTCAAAACGGGCAGATCACCGCGTGGAACTTGACTACCCCGATCCCGTCCACGATTACCGTCCCGGTGTTCACGTGGGTCGGCGCAGTCAACGGCTACCTCTTCCTTTTCGGTGGCTACAACGGTGTCGCCCAGACCGAGTGCTACTACGCGGTCATCAATGAGAACGGCAGTCTGGGACCCTGGCTCAACGGTCCTACTCTCCCAACCGGCGCTTACGTCGCTGACGGCATACCCGCCCTGCAGGCCACCGACTACGGGTTGATGGCACTCACGGGCAGCACCTTTTTCACACTCGGAGTCAGTGACAGCGGACCGGACACAAGTTGGCAGACCGCCAGTTACGTCGGTCTCGGTGTCCTTCTTGGTCTCAACGACGCTGGTGGTGGCAACTGGCAGTTCTACGGTATCACCGGCCAATCTTACAGCACCATGCAAGTCACGGTCACACCGCGGATCTCGGTGCCACTCCCAGTCACGGGACTCACCAACGGAGCCACTTACCACGTGCTCATGCGGCAACTTGGTGGTACCATCAGTGACTATCTACGCACTCTCTACGACTTTGCCGTGTTCCCGGGTAACCCTACCGTGTTGCAAAGCCCGCGTGGCGTCAACGTGTGGACACCGTTCTCGCCTGGTGGATTCTCACTCCCCTTGCAGATCTTTGATCAGACCGCGATTGGACCCATCCTCCACACCTGGGAGGACAGTGGAGCCAGGACCACTACCATCGTTCGCAGTACCAACCCGGACCTCACCGTGATGGGACTCTGCGAGTCCACGATCCAACCCGGTCTTCCACTCAACCAGACCTGGAACTTTGAGCAGGGCCTCGGTCAGTGGACAGCCACCGGGGGCACCCTCAGTCAGTCTTCCTTGTATACATATGAGCAACTGACTCAAAGTGCCCGAGTGGTCCCGAGTGGCTCTGCCAGCCAGGTCTACGCACTCAGTGGTGACTTCGTTCCCGTGCAGCAGGGGTATGTTTACACCGCGACTACCGTGTTCTACACCCCGGTCGGATACACGCAGTGCTCAGTAGACATCAACTGGTACGACGCCACTCACGCTTATCTCAGCACTACAGCCGGCTCCACCACTTCTATCGCGGCCAACACCCCCACCGTGCTCACCGTGTCCTCAGCCGGGTCACTCCCCGCCACCGCAGTCTACGCGCAAGTCGCCGTGCAGGAACTCGGTACCCCACCGGCCACGGCAGTGTTTCACGCCTTCATCGTCGCGCTTACTGACAACCTCGGTGAAACGTACGACGCAGTCACTCAACTCATCTATGGCGGAGCGTGGCCAGACCCAGTGGGGTCACCCAGTAGTTTCATCCAACTCGCCTAGGAGGACCCGTGGCATCCACGATCGAACTCATGCTGCTGGCTCTCACGGCGCAGCTTGCGGTTCCAGTCAATAAGACCCCGACCAGCGCCACCTTGAACGGTACTATCACCTCGGGTACCACGGAGACTCAAGACGCGGTCCTGGGAACCTATCAGTGCCAACTCATCGCGGGTCGACGGTACCTCGCGACCATGAACGGTCTTACTGGTCTTACCTCGGTGGCAGGTGACATCTACCTGCTCAACATCCGCAACAGTGGCTCGGCTTCCACTCCCACGTCGGCCAGCACCCTGGTTGCGCAGTCGCAGTGGACTTCTACTACCTCGTCTGGTCCCAGCCGCATCGCTGTCCCACTGGCTGGTTCATTCATCGCCCCTACTACGGGTCTCAACACCTTCGCGTTCTTCGCTCAACGCGCTTCAGGGACAGGCACCTTCACCCCGGTCTCACCAAACTCTGGCGGTTTCCCTCGTGAACTCTTCGTCATGTACCTGGGAGCTGTCTGATGAGTGTCTTTGAGCACCTGAGACATCCCTGGCACGACGAGCGCCTCAGGCAGGGACCCGTCACGGTGCGGGACCAGCACCCCACAGGGACCCGGACACAGCGGTTCAATACCACCGTCGCCTTGTGGACCACTCGAGTAGTGGGGACCATGTGGTGCGCCTACGCGTTTGCCGCCCTGGACTGCCTGGCGTTGCCTCAGGCGATCAAGGGCGGCATGTTCGGGATCGTGCAGTGGCTAGCCAGCTTCTTCCTGCAACTGGTCTTGTTGTCCATCATCATGGTAGGACAGAACGTGCAGTCAGCTGCGGCTGACAAGCGAGCTGAGGCGACCTACAAGGACACCGAGGCCCTCTTGGACTCATTGACTCAACTGGCTCAACACCTGGCTGCGCAAGATGACCACGTGGACCAGCGATTGGACGCGCTCACGGATCAACTCACGGCACTCGCGTTGCGGTTCGACGGTGGTATGTCTTCAGGAGGGCTGCGATCCCAGTGACGAGACCAACCAGCAGCCACCACATGACTCGAACCTCGATCTCCAGGATCACCAGTGCCCAGTAGAGTGGCAGCAGGACCACGACTACCCACAGGGGCATAGACACCCAAGAGTGCCGACCGACTCTCGTGCTAAATCTGATCATCGTGTTCACTCATCTCATCATCTCGCGTCTTTTGAATGAACTCGTCAACTCGACGAGCTCGATCAGACTTGCGTGACTGGTAACGCTCGAACCACTCCTCGGTTTCCTCCAGCTTGAACAACTGTTGCTGAGTCCCGTTGGGCATGGTCACGCAGTGCTTCTCTGGGAACCCGGTGATCTCGCGTCGACGCCACCACATGTACACGCCTTGCTTGGTGACTCGACGATCAGCGTTCAGACTGGTCAACTGTTCAGCCACGTTACTGAAGCCACCAAAACCGGGCACACCGTGTGGTGAGGTTGAGCTGTAGGACCAAGACGTGCGACGATTTACCACGGTGACTCCTTAAGTCGTAATCTAACTTCGACGCCCCGTGCCATGCGGCACGGGGCGTCTGTGTCGTCAGGCGGCCAAGGCGAGGGCCAGCTGGTTGCGCATCTTCGCGCCCTCACCCGCCATGATCGAGTCGAAGCGGGCCACCGGGGTGCGCTGCGTCTTCAGGTGGTCGTACCACTCCGTGACCGCGTTCAGGGCCCCGTAGGCGGTGTCTCGGTACCCCTCCAGGTTCGGGGAGTCCTTCAGGTTGTTCATGATCCCGTCGATCATTTCTTCCCGCTTGGGACGAGTCTCCGGGACGATCTTCTCCAGCAGGGACTTGACGTGCATCTTGGAGACCGGGTTCTTCACCAGGTCTTCCAGCCGCGTCTGCAGGGCGGCCCCGTAGGACTGGGAGAGCTGGAGAGCGGCCTTCGCCTCAGTCAGCTTCTGAGCCAGACTGGTCGTGTGCTGCACGGTCCAGGAGGACACGTGCTCCTTCATCACCAGTCCCGTCTGGTTGAGGCACCACACCCGGAACGGGACCACGTGGGCGGACACGCCGGTGGAGCCGTCGTGGCTGGTGCGGAGGAAGAGGTAGAGGTCGTAGGCGTCCTGCCCGGCGACGGTGAACCCCTCACCCAGTTTCATGGTCATGAAGACGTGGCGCCCGTCGTTGCGGCAGCCAGCCTCCACCCACTGACCGTGACCGCCCTTGACGAGTTCGTCACCGAAGGTGAACGCGTCTCGGTTCTGGAAGATCTCGTAGCGAGTCTTCACGGTGCCGAGCTTGTGCTCCGTGTCGGTGCGGTAGACCTCACGGTCACGCAGGTCCTGCACGAAGTTGCCGTCACTGAGTCGACGCCACATGGGTCGGATCGCGACGTCGAAATCCAAGCCAGCGCTCTGGAGCAGGTTCTGGCTGTCAACGATCTCGCTGGTGATACCGGTGCTCAAGCCGGACCAGGGGAGTGTGCGGTTCTCGATGGTACTCGTGGTCATGGTGGTCTCCTCAATCACTCTGCCAGGTTCACCCTGGTGGTTCTATCCTACCACACTTTGATGAGGTGTAAACACCACTCAGGCCCAGGGTGGTGAGCCCTGGGCCTGACTGGTTGAGGATCTGTCGTTCCACTCGGCACCACCCGTTAGCTTCACTCACCTCTACCCGGTGACTCGTTGCTCATCGAGTCGACTCTCAGCCGGAGTGCTGCCCTCCGCTTGTGCCCCGGTACTGGCACCACTTGTACCCCTGGAGGGATTCGAACCCCCGGCCTCCTGATCCGTAATCAGGCGCACTATCCGCTGTGCTACAGAGGCTTGACCTTCTTGCTCTGAGGTGGTAAGTCTCAGAGCAAGAAGGGTGAGGATCTGTTGGTACACTCGCCACCACGCGTTAGTGCCCGCACCTCCACCAGGTGGACCGTTGCTCATCAGTCCGACTCTCAGCCGTGGTTGACCGTCACGCTTATGCCCTGGTGCCAGCATCGCTGGTGAGCCTGAGAGGATTCGAACCTCCGACCTGCTGCTTCGGAAGCAGCTGCACTATCCGCTGTGCTACAGACTCATCGTTACTCGTCACTCTTCAGTTTTGCTTCCTGCTGTCCTGCTAGAACCACTATACCACGATCTCGACTAGATGTAAACAACCAATCTCAACCAGTGGGCCCGGTGGGAGTCGAACCCACGACCAGCCGGGTAGAAGCCGGCGGCTCTGTCCTCTGAGCTACAGACCCGTGGACCTAGCGGGAGTCGAACCCGGTTGCGCGCGCACCCTCACCTTGGGTAACTAGGCCCTCGTACTACGCGTGTCTGGTGGGATTCGAACCCACGCTGATGGGCAAGTTTGGTCAAACGCGCTTCCCTGCCGGGGGATAAGGTACCCCAACCCTTCGGCTTGTGACCGTCAGGCCCGGACCCGGTGCATCCGCAAACCTCTTGCCTGCCGCCCTCCGTTGTTCGGGCCGCTCTGTCCTATCCTGAGCTACAGACACGTGGTGCTGGTTGTGATGATCTTCTATCTTGGCTCTACTTCCACCAGCGGACGGTGGATCATCACTTTTGACTCTTCCCGGTAGCTGGCCGGTGCGCGACTCGAAGTAGAACGGCTAGTGCATGGGGACCAGCGACTCCCTACGCGTGTGACCGACGGGGATCGAACCCGTGACGCTTGAGCCACAGTCAAGCGTGTTACCGCTACACCACGGTCACCGTACTCTTGAGAGGAATCGAACCTCCGTATCCTCGGTGTGAACGAGGCGCTCTCCCATTGAGCTACAAGAGCCTAGAACCGGTGGTGGTTGGTACCGGCAAACCAGCCAAGACCTGACGCGTCTTAACTCAGCGCCCCCAGCGTCAGAATCTCGAGGGGTGGCACTTCCGTCGGGATGACTGGACTCGAACCAGCGCTCTCGTGACCCCCAGTCACGTGCCTTACCAACTAGGCCACATCCCGGTGTTGCACTACCCTGCCCACCCTGGTAGCTTTCATGGTCCGTGACACCGATCTCTCACCATGAACCCTGTCACCACGCGCCTAGGTCTTCTCGCGAAGGCGTGGTCCGAGCTGGTAGCCGGCTTCGAACCGACGCGCTTCCGCTTACAAGGCGGGTGCTCTGCCAAACTGAGCTATACCAGCGTTACTACGAGAGCACCTGACAGGGATCGAACCTGCGGCCACTCACTTACGAGGCGAGTGCTCTACCAACTGAGCTACAAGTGCGCGGAAGGCAAGGGAATCGAACCCTCAACGGCTTGACACCGCCACGCCATTCGAAGACGCTTGACGCACCACCTGTCGAACCTTCCAAGCGGTGCCAGGGCCACTAGGGGAACACCTGGCACCCGCGGAGAGCGAGGGAATCGAACCCCCAGCCGCTTTCACGGTGACGACTTTCAAGGCCGCTTGACGCACCACCTGTCCAGCTCTCCAGCTGGCCTGATCTCCCGAGGGCACGCCTAGAATCACCCTCAGGTGACCTTCTCTGGCACTCACACCAGATCGCGAGGCCGTCGCGTTTGTGCCGTTGACGAGATTCGAACTCGCGGTCTCCGCCTTGGCAAGGCGGCGTCATACCACTAGACCACAACGACGTGTCAATGGAAGGGTTCGAACCTTCGACCTCTTGCGTGTCATGCAAGCGCTCTACCACTGAGCCACACTGACCTGCGCGGAAAGACGGGGAGTTGAACCCCGACGGCTGTGACACCTTCACACCATTCCAAGGTGCTGCCCGTTACCGATAGGCGGACCTTTCCAAAAGCCCTGGCAGTCCCGAGGGAGACCAGGGAGTAATGCTCGCCGCACTGGAGGAGGTGCACGCTCCTTGAGTCCAACGCAACGGCGGAAGAGACAGGACTCGAACCTGCGAGGGTGTTACCCCAACCTCATTAGCAGTGAGGCGCCATAGCCACTAGGCGACTCTTCCAAGTGGTGCGTCCGGATGGGGAGAATCGAACTCCCATTGTTCCTGGTCCCAAACCAGGTGCCATACCACTAGGCGACATCCAGTTACGGCCGGTGCTCTGCCATTGAGCTACCAGTGGAGATTAACCCACTAGACGGGACTCGAACCCGCATCCCTCCGACCTCGCTCTCTCACCTGGATTCGAACCAGGACCTAACGCATTAACAGTGCGTCGCTCTGCCGTTAAGCTACGAGAGATCAAGCGCTCCCTGTCCAGGGTTCGAACCTGGATGACTCCTGGTTCAAAGCCAGGCGGCTCTGCCAATTCGCCCAACAGGGATCGAGCTCTCCACCCTGGGTTCGAACCAGGACTCTCTTGATTCAGAGTCAAGCGTGTTGCCGGTTACACCAATGGAGAGTGGGCGCCGCAGGAATCGAACCTGCCGTGCGTTAGCGTCCGGGTTACAGCCGGGTGCTCCACCTTGGAGCATGACGCCCATGGAACCTTGCGTGGCGGGGACTGGATTCGAACCAGCATGCAAAGGGTTATGAGCCCTTCGGCGTAACCGTTAGCCTACCCCGCACCGTGTTACTGCGTACCAGAGACGGGACTCGAACCCGCGATCTCCTCGTTATGAGCGAGGTGCCTTAACCAGCTTGGCTACCCTGGACCGTCTTGCCTACCATACCACCTACTCGTATACACTACCAGTAGGTTGCGTTGGGATGAGTGGACTTGAACCACCGACCGCCACGTTATCAGCGTGGTGCTCTAACCGGCTGAGCTACACCCCATTGACTTGCGTACCCCCACCCGGATTCGAACCGGGGTTCACGGATTAAGAGTCCGTTACACTGACCGCTGTGTTATAGGGGCTTACTGTACTGCGTGGACCAACGGGGACTCGAACCCCGGACCTCCGCCCTGCCGAGGCGGCGCTCTACCAGCTGAGCTACAAGCCCATCGACGAGACTCTTCTACACCCGGACCGTGACATTCCACGTTCCACTGGGCTTGCCTCCACATCCGGTTTCAGTTTCTGCATACCCGTTGTCTGATATGCAGCCACTTCCACGCCCATCGGATATCTCGTCTGGTGGAGCCCTAGCGTGGATCTGGTCGGAATCGAACCGACTGCAACCTGCTTGCAAGGCAAGTCCGCTACCTCAGCGTCAAACCCGTACTCCCAGTGGGACTCGAACCCACACTGAACGGCTTTTGAAACCGTCGCCTCTGCCATTGGGCTACAGGAGCTTGCGTACACCCGACGGGATTCGAACCCGTACTACCGACGCCCTCAACGTCGTGCCTCCTACCAGTTGGGCTACGAGTGCGTGACCTGCAGGGGAGTCGAACCCCTACTTGACGGCGTTTTAAGTGCCGTGCCTCTGCCATTGGGCTACCAGGCCATACGTGATCCGAGTGGGATTCGAACCCACACATGCTACGGGTCTGAGCCGTAGTCCTCTGCCAAGTTGGGATACCGGACCATAACGCGGGGCTCACCTACTATGAGCGTGTCAAGATCTTACAAGAGGAGAGCCGCCACGCGGATCACTCAAGTTGGCCTCTCGACACCCGAGCGGAGTAAGGGTTTCCGCAGGCATCCGCCGTGCCCCCACCAGGTGTTGATCCTGGGCCCGCTGGGTAAAAGCCAGCTACGCTACCGTTACGCCATAGGGGCTTGCGAGCTGAAGGCGGGGATCGAACCCGCGACCTCCTTCTTACCAAGAAGGTGCGCTACCACTGTGCTACTCCAGCATAGATTCAGTTCTCAATAATCGTGGTACTGCGCACGGGCGGTAGGTAACGATCCCACGTTGGCCGCTTTGGAGACGGCTGTTCTACCATTGAACTACACCCGCATGGTGTTACGGTGACCTCGTGGTCACTTGTCACTAGGCGTCGTAACTCGCCTGCTAAGCGATCTCAATCAACTTACCATGGACATTGATTGATCTACTTAACGTGGAGTCACCGAGGTTCGAACTCGGACTGCCATGTTGCGAACATGGTGTGTCTTCCATTTGACACTACGACCCCTGGAGCCGGGGAGGGCGTGGTTACCCGCCACGAGGCTTCCCAACCCCGACGTGGTACCGGACGGGCTCGAACCGCCGAATCCTCTCGCTTTTCAGGCGAGCGCTCTACCATCTGAGCTACAGTACCATGATCTTACGCACTCCTGGTGGGACTTGAACCCACGACCTTCACCGCCGAGGTGACGAGCACTCCTAGCTGCTCTACAGGAGGTTAACGGGGTGACCGGACCGGGTGGTCCGGAACTACTGGCATAGTCGTCATCACCGGTGCCAGCCGGCTTGACCCACCCCTGCGCGGTATGTACGGGACTTGAACCCGCGACCTCTGCCTTGACAGGGCAGCGCTCTAACCAACTGAGCTAACACACCATCGATACTACGTGGACTGGCCGGTTCCGCTCCGACCCCCGCCACCCATCAGGCGGCTGTGCACTACACCTCAGTCCCAGGAACTGATCAGGTTCCCTTTCGCGCGCCGGCCTAGGTTCCAGCTTGCGTAGTCGAGACGGGATTTGAACCCGCGATCTTCTCCTTGAGAGGGAGACGAGATAACCGCTACTCCACTCGACCATGCTCTTGCGTAGTCCCACGGAGAGTCGAACTCCGTCCGCTGGAGTGAAAATCCAGCATCCTAACCGATAGACGATGGGACCGAGACCCAGACCAGAGTCGAACTGGAGAGCCACTCGCTTTGCAGGCGAGCACTTGACCGTCAAGTGAGGCTCTGGGCCATACTGTGCGAACCGAAGACGGGAGTCGAACCCGCGTCGTCTGGTTGGAAGCCAGGCGTCATACCGTTAGACCACTTCGGCACCGGATCCACCGGGTCTCCCCGGTGGTTCCTGCTGTCCTGCTGGTAGCTACTATATACCTACCGAGCAGCGCATGTAAACACCATATGTAAAAAATCTTCGACAGGTCACTGATCAGGCGTTTCGTCGTCGGGGAGCGTGTAGTAGATCACTGTTCCCCAGTTGCTGGGGACCGTCGGAGCTGGTCGACTGGCCACGTAGCCCTGGGCTACCAGTGACGCGTGCAGCTCCTGCGCCTTTTGCACCAGCTCAGGTGTCATCACGTGATGCTCGCCGATGAGCTGCTTGACGCCGTAACCTCGGATGGTGCTCGCCCAGGGTGTGATCACGTCGTACTCACTGGTCTCGATGTCGAACTTGATGATCGTGGGGTGGATCTCGTGCAGCAGTGCCAACATGCTGATAGCCGGTACCTCTACCACGCGGTACGCCTGAGCCTTGATCCCCTCACCGAGGGTCTTCCGGGTCCCGTTCACGAAGGCACCCATCGGGTTGCCACGAGAGTGTAGTACAGCCTGCACCATACCGTCCTGGTCACACTCTTGACCGCTGACCGCACCGTGGAGCACGTGAACGCGTTCGTCACTCTCGGTGTTCTTGACCAGGTACTCCAGGGTCTCTGGCATCATCTCCACGGCGTGCACGGCACCTGCTCCCTGGTCTCTCGCCCACCGTGTGAACGCGCCAACGTGGGCGCCTAGGTCCAGGACAATGTCCACAGACGAGAGCTTGAGCTGCCTGTACACTCGACGCACGAAGACCTCGTCCACGCAGTAGTGGTCGCTCTCCCGCATCTGGAAGCCCTCTGGCACAGCGGGCCGCACTCGTGGAACTCGAGGACCGCGACTCTGTCGGATCCCGCGTGTCTTCTTCTCTCGAGTAACGCCCTCCGTCTCCACTTCCTGGCCCCACTGCTTCCGAGCCACGGGACGCCAGTCTCCTGACACGTCCACGAGTCGACTACCGTCAGGAAGTTCGTCCCCGACCTTCTCACCCGGGTGACCCAGCAGTGACTCTCGCGCCCAGGTCATGATCCACCACGCTGGGTGCACTGACGTGCCCTTACCCCAGAACATGTGAAGCTGCTTGTCCTCAGCGGCAGAACCGACTCGCCACTCGTCTGGGAAGCCCATGAGTCGAGCCACCTCGCGATGCGTCGCGATGCGGTTGCTGGGGTGCCAGATCATGTGTGGACCCGCACCGTTGATCACACTACCTGGTTGGTCCCACGGCCAGTACCGGGTCTGTCCAAACCCACCTGGGTCCATGCCGCGTGTGACCAACTGCTCTTCTCGCGTGATCGGAGGCAGTGACTTGTCACGACGTCCCTTGAACTGGTAGCGCCAGGACTCTGGGAGGCGCTCGTGTTGAGCGTAGTAGCGTTGCAACACGTCAGCCACCCGGTCACCCGGTTCCCAGCTCACCCCGTCAGGTGGGGTCACCAGGTCCGTGAGCCGGTCACCGTGGTTGGATCGAGGTGTCTGGTGACCGTCCACGGTGTGATCGGCGGTGCGCATACTGGCAGACCACCAGGTGGGTGCCGCGTCCACGTGCTGGCTCTCCCAGCCCAGTTGCAGGTCGCTGAGGTCACTGATCGCGTCACCCACAGTCGGCAACCAGTGCAGGTTCGCGGACTCTACCCCGAATGGTACCTGACTGAGCACCAAGAAGTAGCGTTTCCGGTTGGTGCAGCCACCCAGACTGAGGTTGTTCTGCAACACGTGAGTGGCTCGGTACATGAGACCAGACCGCTCACATAGTTCCACTCTGAGGGCCTCCATGAGAGGAAGACCCTTCGTGTAGGCACCAGCCACAGATTCCATGACCACTACGCCTGGCTTGACCTTGGCGGCGTAGCGGATGAGGTCCCACATGCAGTGGTTGATGGCCGCGTCAGCACCGCGATCACTGAACCCGGCTGACATGTTGCTGAACGCGGTGCAAGGCGGGGTACCGATCACCACGTCAGCGGCGACCGGTTCCCACTCCTTGGCGTCGCAGGCCTGAGCCTTCCACTGGTCACCGAGTAGGGCCCGGTTAGCCTCGAAGAGGGAGACCCCGAATCCACCTGGTCCTTCCCGCTTTCCCACCAGCTGAAAGCCAGCGCGCACGGCTCCGGCGGTGAAGCCACCACCGAAACCGTGCACGTCCACTGCTCGCAGTGGTGCCTGCAGACCGGTGAGATCTGACAGGTCCACCTTCATCGGGTTCCACCCCATACGCACCTACTCTCTGGTCCCCCGGAGGATCTGCCGGGCCGCGTTGAGACCCTGCATGATCGCTTGGTCCATGTCAATGTATACATAATTCGCGAGCCTGCCAGCCAACACGGCTCGCGGTTCTAGCATCCTCAACATGGTCACCAGGGTGCGGTGATCATGCCGGTTGCGCCCGTCCACGTCATCCACCGGGTAGTGCTTCACGGGTTCACCTGGGTACTCCGTGCACACCACCGTACCACCGACACTGCGAACGTCACGTGGATCTGCGTCGTGCCACGCCATCTGACTGGTCTCCACCTGTCGGGTGAACTGGACGTCCTGGTCAGGGCGGTTCACCACGGGTGCCGGCAAGTGGAAGCCACCGTTGGTGGGGACGTACTCAGCCACGGTTCGGACTCCGCGCCACGGTAGTTCTTGGTCCACCTCCAGGAACTGATCCAGGGGGGCAGTGACCACGTAGGCGTCAGCGGCTGGCAACGTGCTCAAGGTGAGTGGTGAGTCTGTGTAGACCGTGATCCCACGGAGGAGGTGGTTCACGGTAACGTGCCATCCCTGCGTGTTGTAGCCTTCCCACGTGTTCCGGAACATCTCGCGTCGACCGTCGCTACGCAGGTCCAGGCGCTTTGGAGCGAAAGACGCAGCCAGGGTCTTCGGGTCCTGACCCCACTGCTTCCACGTGTATCCCTCACAGCACCACTCATAGAGGGTGCGACCCATCAGACTGACCGCGTAGGCCTCAAAGTTGTTTCCCTCTGGCTTCCCAGAGAGAGCGTCCAGCTCAGCTGCGATCTTGGGCCACTCAGGGAGAGCTTGAAGCTCCTCAAGTTGCAGGGGCCACGTGAGGTGACGACCGTCTGGGAGCTGCGTGAGTACGTGGTGCTTGTAGTTGTTCAGGTGGGAGTGATCACGCATCACCGTGTAAGCCTCGCGGCTACTGGTGTGAAAGATGTGGGGACCGTGTGGCTCATAGGGCACGCCGTTGAGGTAGGCTACCCGCAAGTTGCCACCCACCTGGTGAGTAGCCTCATGAACCTCGACGTGCCACCCGTGTTGGTTCAGCCACCACGCGGCGCAGGCGCCGGTCAACCCGGCGCCTACGACCACGCACGTTTGCTGCGTCACGCGACTCGCTCCATCGAGGCCGTGATAGCGTCGCGGAGAGTCTGGTGAACCCGATCACGTGACATCATCCGCTGCGCCTGCTCTCGCCACTGCCAGTCAGCGACGTTGGCCAGGTCGCGAACGCTCATCTCACTGACCTCCAGTGGGTTGAGCTGGAAGGCCCCACCGAGCTGCGGTGCCTCACCTGGGTCACAGAACAGGATGGACCTCATCCAGGAGGTGTACACGAAGCGGTTCCGCCACCAGCCGGTGCCGAGGATCTGCTTGTAGGGTGGACTGAGCACCCCCCAACTCTTCGCGTACAGCGCCACCAAGTCCTGTTCCTGCATCTTCTCCGTGGCCTTGCTGGAACGAGACCCGATGTAGCGGACGTCCCAACCCAGTTGCTGCTTCCCGAGCCACGTCCGCTGGTCTGACACCGTGCCCAACACCCACTGACGCTGCTTGTCCTCAGGTGGTACCGGGTGAACGGCGTAGCCGCGAGCAAACAGACTCGGGTCCACGAACACCGCCCGCTGGACCATGGGAAGTCGATCCTGCAGTACCTGGTGGTCACCCCACGTGAAGGCAGGGATCACCGTGGGCGGCCACGTCTGCTCCAGCAGACGCTCCAAGACACCGACCAGCAGGTCCCGATGCACTACGGCCCACTCGTGACCGTACCGACGCTCGAAGAACGGCTTGGTCAGGTGCTCCGGGTTCTTCACCGCGGTCTTGAGCTTCCCGATCATGCTGGGGAACGCCCAGTCATCCACGTAGAGTATCAGTGGGATTCCCTGGGTCTCGCACTGGTGGATCGTGTTCAGCGCCGCGTAGAGGTAATGCGACGCGATGGACAGGGGCGGCACCAGGCCGACGAAGACCGCGTCGTAGTCAGTGATGACCTCACCGATCTCCGCGAGCCGGTGCTCCACCTGCCACTCGGGGTTGAACCTGAGCCCCTTCACGAACAGGTCAGCGACTGGCTCGTAACCCAGTTGAGTGCCGCCACCGATCTGTTGCTTGGTGGTACCTGTGACGAGGATTCTCACGCTGCCACCGCCTGCAGGTCTCCACCGTCGTCGTCTAGAGCCACGACGGTCTCGGTCTCCACGCTACCGGTGAAGCAGTCCTCAGAGCAGTAGACAGTCACCCCGAAGGTCACCTGCTTCTCTTGGTCACCCTCATCCAGAGCCCGGTGACATGACGGGCACTTACTGCTGAACCCGTCGTAGCCGTCAACTTGCCGGTTGCGATTGATGGTCATCTTCTCGGCGTAACGCTCAGCCAGCTCTTGGTCCGTGCACCCTACCGCGACCAGGGCGTTGGCCAGGAAGAAGAGCACGTCTACGACCTCGCCGACGAAGCGGTCCCGGTTTCGGTTCCACACCTCGTCCTTATCCACCTGGGCCCACGGCTTCCACGGAGTCTCAGCCTGAGCCTCCGCGAGCTCCAGGAAGGCCGCGTTGAGGTTCATGGTGGTGTAGGCAGTGAGCTTGTCGGGGTCATCGTCGAACTCCGTGAAGTCCACCCCGTAGGTCTCCTGCTGATACTTCTCCTGCTCGTAGAGCCAGGGAAGTCCCCGGGTGTGGCCGTGCTCGTTCACGTACTGCATCTCACTCTTCTCTCATCTGATCAAAATGACGGCATGATCGGCGGTGCGTCGTTGGTAGGCTGAGGAGTAGCGGGCTGAGGGACGGTGGGTGTCTCACTGGCGACCTGAGTCATCGGGACGGCAGGCTGGCTGGGAACCTGCTGAGGCGCTACCGGAGCCATGGGAGGAGCCATCGGAGCCATCGGAGCTGATTGAGGCAGAGAAGCAGTGGTCACCGCACCTGTCACGGGGCGGATCCGCTGGATCTCGTTCTTCTCCTGACCCTGCCACTCCCGAGTACCGACGAGGCCGGTCACCTCTCGATCCACCATCTCACCGGCCACGCGAGCCAGTGGCGGGTTGGTGGCGAAGTAGTCGTCACCGAAACCGAGGGTCTTCATGTCTCGGAAGAAGTAGCCCAGGGCCTTCGGGTTCTCCGGACTGATCACGAAGTCGTTGAAGAGGACGGTCCCGGCGTGGGGTCCCTCCATCACCTTGAACTGAACAGCGATCTTCTGCTTGCTGTTGTCCTTGGTCTTGGTGACCTCGGCCTTCGATACCCTCAGTCGGTAGGAACCGTTGGGGATGGGACCACCGAACCCTGCCTCTGCTGCCGCTGCCGCCAGGTCTGCCCAGTTGAACTCTGCCACGGTGTGCCTCTGTGTCTACTTGTGTTCAGATATGTCAAGAGTGCTGCTGCTGGTTGACGCGGTCCAGGTACTCTCGGACCGTCTGTACCATCTTCTCGATGGACGCGTTGTCTACCCACGGACCAAGAGCTCCAGCGACTCGCTGTCCTGTTACGTAGTTGGGGTGCGGGTCCACGTAGAGTCGTCGCACTGCCTCACCATGCTCGTTGACCGCGAGGTCGAGACACGCTACGACGTCGAACATGTAAGGCAGGAACTCACTGAGCTGTCCCTGAACGAGTGGACGCAACTTGCCGTTGTGACCTTCCTTGGCCATAGCGATCACGACCAGCGAGTCCAGCGGCTTGGTCGGGTGGGTCTTGAGGTTCTTCAGTTCGTTGATCATGTTGGTGAACTGACGAAGGAGCTCGCCCCAGTCCTGCTGCTCCATCTTGCGACCGTTCGCGATCTCCTCGATGGCCAGCTGCTGGATCCGAGAGATGGAGTCCAGGACCGCGGACTGGAAGGGGTGACGCCCACTGGTGAGCCACTGCTGCACCAGCTTCACGTCATTGAAGGTCTTGGCGTGGACGATGGCCACGTCCCAGGTACCGTCGTACTGGGGTGGTGTGTTCCGGGGATCCCACACGACGTGTCGAACCGGGGTGAAGCTAGACCCGTCTTCCACGTCGATCACGACGATGGGCTTGGGAGCGGTGCTTCCCAGGAAGGACTTGCCAAGCTTGTACTCACCGAAGATCAAAAAATCAACGCCCTTGGGCATCGGTCATTCTCCTCACTCGCTGTAGCTGGTCCACTATATCACGTCTTGCCTGGTCAGAGGTACCCTGTCCAGGACTTCGTTGAGACCACCGTCACCGTAGTAGGCCCACGGGTCAGCTTGCACGTAGAGGTCTTCCAGAGCTGCTTCTACCCTCGAGCCGTCATCAAACATGGGGCACACCTGCTTGAACGGGCAACCCCAGTTGCAGTAGTCACCAGGAGTAGGGTACGCGACCTCTCGGTGGTCAGCTCCCTCGTCCAGTGAACGCTTGACTCGAAGCAGGTCCGTGATCTCACCGTTGACGCGGCGAGTCATGCTGGCGCGTTCCTCGTCACTGTAGGTGATGACCACCTGCTGGTAGAAGGGCGGGGTGGCCTTGATGGTGCGCTTAGACCGCAGAAGCATGGTGTACACGGCCCCACCAGCGCGGTCACTCGTGCCCTCGAGACTGAGTGCCAGAAGCAGGTCATAGAACCTCATCTGCTCATCCAGGCGCAGGTTGTCAGCCTTAGCCAGTGACCCCACGGTCTTGAAGTCCCGAACCATCAAGGCACCGTCACTGACTCGACGAAGCACCTGGTCCAGCTTAGCGGTGAGAGTGATCTCTTCTCCACCCCAGTCACCCTCCATCGGGTAGGACAGGATCCGCTCCACCGCGACTGGCACGTATTCTTCGTCAAAGCCGGTCGAGGCCACGTACTCCAGGAAGCCCTTGACCATGACCTCAGCGTAGGACTGCTCACCGTTGAGCTCGTGCCAGGCGTCGCCGTGTCTCTCCCTGGCAGCCTCGTAGGAGGCACTCAGTGCCAGGAGAGGGTCGACCCCGTAGCCGTAATGTGCCTCCAGGGCAGTATGAACGCGGGTGCCGAGGAGATTTGAGGCAGTCGCCGGGTGGCTCTCAGAACGGAGCGTCAGCTGCCGGTACGTCGCCAGGTACCACTTGCGCCGACACGTCTTGAACGTGCGGAGAACGCTGTTTGACACTCGCACCCTGGGTTCCCTTCGACTTGTTGTTCTGGATGGGAAGCTCGTAGGCGCAGTGACCACGATCAGAGCACAGAAGAGAGTACATGGTGCCTCGAGTCACCACCCACAGAGTGAACCTATTACACCGTGGACAGGGGACCCGAGACAGGTCCCCTGCCAACTGCAAGCGCTCGATCCGCCGACTCACTTCACCCCAAGCAACGCGGCCAGGGTCTCTCGGTCACGCACGATCTCCTCGAGTCGGTGTTCCTTACCTGCCAACACGTCCAGCTTGCGCTGCTCCACGGTCCCGGGAGTGATCTGCTCGATGATCCGGATCGACTGGTGGATCTCGGAACCGATGCGGTAGATCCGGTCTTGGGCCTGCTTCCGCTGGATCAGCGACCACGGTGACTGCATGAACAGCATGGTGTCAGCTCGAGTGAGCGTGAGCCCCTCGGCGCCGGCACCCGTGGTCATCATGATCACACGATCGTGGCCGTCCTGGAACCTCTTCACCGCGAGCTGCCGCTCCACCGGTGACTGAGACCCGGTCACCAGTCCCAAGCTGATCTTACGCTTGATGAGTTCCGCGGCGGCGATCTCCACGAGTTGCCTGGACACAGCTGCCACCACCAAGGGAGCGTCACCCATCTCCTCCAGCAGATCCACCAGGTCATTGACCTTGTTGGAGGGGGCGGTGAGTCGGACCCGGTTGAGGTCGTCGACCTCGGCGTAGCTGGACGCGAACTGCAGCAACCTGGTCAACTGGTTGAGAGGATCCGGTGCCATGAGCAACTGGTTCAGGTCCGCGATCAGTGAGGCCTCCATCTCCCGGTAGGCCTTGGCTTGAGAGGGAGTCATGGGAGTGTGTCGGTACTGCACCGGGAGCATCTCCGGAAGCTGCGGCAGAGCCGCCTTCTTGGGTACTCGACGAATGAGCGGGTCGATCACCTGGAACAACTCGGTGCGTGTCTCGGGCTTGATCCCGAGGATGGTCTGTCCACCGTAGAAGTTGAAGTCCTGCACCGCGTACCGGTCCACGAACTTGGTCTTGCCCCGGAACCACTCAGGTTCCACCAGACGCAGCAGTGACCACAGGTCACCCAGGTGATTGGCCACGGGGGTGCCAGTCATGCCCACCCTGAACTGGGACTGCTGAGCCACTGCCCAACTGGCCAGGGTCTGCTTGGCGTGAGGGTCCTTGCAACGGTGAACCTCGTCGGCGATGAACGTCTTCACGTCCAGCTCGTTGAGTTCCTTGAGCTTCTTGTCCGCCGCGCTCAGTTCCGTCTGACCGTAGGACGCCAGACGAGAGTGAAGACGCATCGCGTCATAGTTGATGACGTAGACGTCAGAGCCGGGCAGCAACTGCTTGCGACGCTGTGCCATGCCACCGTCCACCACGGACACCATCAGCTCGGGTGCCCACTGTGCCAGTTCCTGCGCCCACACCGTGTGCTTCAGACTGTTGGGGCACACGATCACGGCCGGGAACGCCGGGGCACCCAGAGCAGCCAGCACCTGCAGGTACCGGATCACCACCGCGGTCTTGCCCAGACCCGGCTCGTTGACCAGAAGAGACCGCTGATTCGCGATCAGGAAAGCCAGGTCTACTCGCTGGTACGGGTAGAGTCTGAGCTCTGAGTCCTCTTCGATCTCGTCGAGGAGCTGCAGCGCCGTGACCATCTCACCGGTGAGCTCTGCGCCGTCCACAGTCAACGCGCTTCGAATCCCTAGAGCTGGGCGAAGTCGGTCACTCATGAGAATCTGCGACCAAGACGCGAGACGCGGCCCGACGGTGAGGTTGGCACCGAACAGGCCGCGCAACATGACGCAACTGGGCCACGAGAGGGGGACTCGCCACCCCGTGTCTTTCGTGTACCCGGCACCCGGCACCTGCTTGATCAGGTGTCGGTCATTGAAGTGAGTATCCACCTGGATGAGCAGGGGGTCACTGATGATCTCTGCGTGTGGCACGCTCTCAATCTCCTCTCTTCTGAAGCCAGCCTACCACGTATGTGGACAAGTTGGCAGCGTCTCACCGGTGGGAGTCGAACCCACACTCGTCACTTAGGAGGTGACCGCTCTGTCCATTGAGCTACGGTGAGGTGTGGCAGGTGTCTCTCGACACCTGCCTAGATCTTATCAGGACTCCTCGACCGTGTCCGAGGTGACCTTCTCGGTCTCGTCGGTGGCCTGCTCGGCCTGAGCCGCCTTCTCGGCGGCCACGATCTGGTCCACGAACTGCAGCAGCTGGTCGACGTTGTTACGGTTGCTGCTGATGTTGTTGCGGAACCAGCGGGTCAGAGCGTTCCGGGGTCGATCCGATCCCGACGCGTCCTCGAGGACACCGGCCTCGACGGCCTGGTCCAGCAGGGTGTCGAAGGTGTCACACCAGTCCTTCTCCAACGCCAGGGCCTGGATCTCGGCCGAGGTCGCCGGCAGGATCTCCAGCACCTGGACGGCGTAGGAGAAGTGGCTCTGGCAGTGCTCGGCGATCCACACGACGAGCTTGTCCTCGCTCATCTTCAGCCCGTCCCACGCCGCCTGGATGGCGACGCGCCGCTCGTGACGAGCGATGGTCAGTCGGGCGTCGTGCAGCTCCCGACGGTCCCGGAAGGTGCTGGCGTAGTACTCGGTCTGCGCGGTGTTGACCATCTGGTTGTACACGCTCTCGGCTTCCTGCGTGGCCGTCGCGTAGTTCTCAACCTCAGGATACATCAGATCTCCTCAATCTCACCTCACCGGTACTTCCGGCTGGTACCCCTGGTGGGAGTCGAACCCACGTCTCACTACTGGACCCTCACCCAGCGTCAGGGGCACTCACTCTATTGCTTGGTCTCGGCCCGCACGACGGCCTCGACGCGGTTCTGCAACTCGTCGATGTCCTCGTAGCTCCAGTCAAACTCGATCTTGACCCACCGCAGCAGCTGCCGAGTGAGAATGTCGGTCTGCGTGAGACCCTGCAGGTGCACTCCCTCCTCGATGGCCTGGTCCACGAACCGGTCCCACACGTCACACCAGTCGTGTGACCGCGCGATCGCTTGCAACTGCGAGAACGTGGCCGGGAGCTCCCGCAGGATCGCGTGAGCCTCGTCGCGGTAGCCGGGGAGGCAGGTGCGAGTGATGAACTGCACGACCTCGTCGTGGTGGTTCAAGAGTGAGGCTTGAATCACCTTGAGACCGTCGTTTCGAGTCGCCATGGCCTTCTTCACGGCCTCGTCGTACCTCGTGTGCGCCTGGTCATAGCTGTTGTAGCCGGGGTGGTACTTGTCCCGGTCGAACTCGGACCGTGCTGCTCGAACCGCGTCGGTGTAGTCGACGACGACCTTTTCCGTGGTCTTCAGGTAGTTCTCAACCTCAGGGTACATCGGATCTCCTCAATCTCATCAGTCACGTCTCTACGTGGGCTCCCGGGGCGGGACTCGAACCCGCGGCCTCCTCGTCAGGTGTTCTTGCCTATTGAACTACCCGGGAGATGAGGGCGCCTCCCGGCGCCCTTCTGTGTCTACCAGCCCTGGTTGTCAGCGCAGATCGGGCCGATGCCACGCTCGATGCTGGTTTCGTTGGTGAGTCGGGCTGAGCAGATGCAGCAGTAACCGTAGATCTTGCCGAACGCCGCAGCCTGCTCCTCCTCGAGCTTCATCGCCGGGGTGAGCTTGTTGATGAGGCCGGCCTCGTAGTAGAAGTGCCAGGTCTCACCCTCCTGGATGAGACGCTTCGCGTAGTGCTTGGTACCGGCTTGGTTGAGCTGGACCTTCACGATCTCACCGTCGAGGCAGTAAAAACCCGCGGTGACGAAGACCTTGGTCACGGTCTTCACTGAGGTCGTGACGCTTGCCACGGCGTTCTTGAGCGAGAGCAACTCATTGATCACCTTGCTCATAGCCGCGGTGGTGAAGTTGAGGTACCCGGCGGGGAGCTGGGTGCCCTTCTCCTTGGCGAGCTTCTCCGCGAAGGCGAGCTGCTTCTCGGTGGCCATCTCAATCACTCACTCTCATCTCAGCCTCTTGCTGTTAGGACCAACCTACCACGTCGAAAGTGAGATGTAAACAGTTTCTCAGACGTGAAGGGAGGCTACGAGTGCCTTCCCAGCCACGTATACCTTCAGGTCCAGGGTAGCCAGCGCTTGGATGATGAGCAGACCACGGCCACTCACGGCTTCCCAGTCTACCTCCCCCTGGGGCAGTACAAACGGGTAGCCGGCGTCCACGACGACGACTCTCAGGGTCTGCTCCCAGAGTTCCAGGTCCAACCACATGGGTCCACCCACGTAGCGGAACACGTTACCCACCAACTCACTCACGATCAACCGAGTGTCTTCCAGCAGGTGAGTCAACCCCGCTTGCTGGAGGACCCGATCCGTGAACTGTCGGGCCTGCGTGGCGGTCGTCTCGCTTACCGCGTCAACGAACAGCTCCCAGGCGCGCATCTCATCTCGCCTCCGGGCCGATCACGGTCCAGCCGTTCTTGTCGTAACGAGTCACGCAGAGGTCCAACTGACGCTGAGTGTCCTCGAGCAACGCACCGTGGAAGACCCACTGGTTCGGTCCCACCTCACCGGTGAGAGTGAGACCGTCGACACTTCGCACGAGTGACCCTACCACGTCGCCTCTCACGATAGTGAACTCTCGATACTTACTCACCGTGAGTCACCTGCCGGTCCAGTTGACCAGCCAGCGCGTACGCGGTATCTGCCAGTTCACGCCAGTAGGCGCGCGCCTCCTCGGTGTCCACTGGAGCCATGATCGAGAGGCGAGTGTCCGCACTGCTGATCTCGAGGAAGCCGTTGACCATTCGGAAGCGATCAGTGTTCTTGCCATAGAGCATCACGCTGCTGTCCATCTCTCATCCCATCTACTCACTCAGTACTGACACGCAGTTATACCTATACCATACCTCTGTGTGACCGCTTGTATACTGCTTTCACCGCTTTTTCTGAGACGCTTTCTCCCTCAGCAACCACGCGACCAGGTGTCGAGTCGCGTCGTTGGCGTGCACCTTCCCAGGTAGGTACCAACCCAGAGTCTTCAAGAGGTCCAGAGAGGCCACGACGCGACTTGAGGCAGGCATCGGCTTCAAAAGCGTGCAGTGGTACTCCGCGCACAGCCACCTGGCGATGCCGATGGTCTCCAATGCCTGGTTCGCGTCGCCACCTCGACCACCACCCTGAGTGACCACGTACTGCTCCCACCCAAGGTACAGCCCTGGCCCATGAGTTTTGGCGAGGCTTTGCACCACGCCGCCGGTGGTGATCGGTCCCAATGCTTGCCCGGCTTGGAAGTGGTAACCGTTACAATCGAGTTGGATCATCGCCCAACCAGTGGTGTTGCCCGGGTCCAAGAACAGAACAGCTTGAGGGTCTGCCATGTGACCACTATACAGACAACGAGCAGCACCCGAAGGCACTGCCCGTTGCTTGGTAGGTCAGCTACCGGTGACGGTCCCGACGGGGGTCAGGATGATGCTCGCGTCTTCCAGGTCGTAGAAGCCCGCGCCCTGGTTGTTCCCGTAGCCGAACTCGTAGGCGTACAGGTCCTCACCGCCGGTCGGCACCGTGATGGTCGTGGTACCGCTCCAGTAGTTGTCGATGTTGTGGTTGCCACCGGTCTCCAGCGAGCTGTTGCCGATGTTCAGCACGTTCCCAACGAAGCCACTGGAAGGCTTGTGACCGACGTACAGGAAGACACCCGGGGTGACCTCTACGGATGGGTTGGCCGCCGCGTAGGTGGAGTCCGGTGCTGCCTTCATGCTCAGGTTCACCAGGTACGTACCCGCCGGAACGGTGAGCTTGTCACCGACCTGCAGCGAGTTGGTGGAGAAGGTACCACCGAACGCTGCCTGGCTCACTCCGCCGAAGTCATGTGTGATCGTGGTCGGAGTGGTGTACGGCGTGGTCGGCGCGAAGTAACCGAGGACGTCCACGACGAGTCGCACCGTGCCAGCCGAGTGGTTGGTCACGGTGAACGTGTTGGTCGCGCTCAACTTCGCCGTGGTCTCACTGGTGATGTTGGTCTCACGAGTGAAGTTGAGGTTGGACGTGGTGGCTGCCTGGTTGTTCACGTCCAGGTCGCCGTTGACAGCAGTCTCGCTGGCCGCGGTCAACTGGATGCTGACCGCGCTGGCTCCACGGGGGACCAGCGAGGTGGACACGGTGAGGGTCACGGTCTTGTAGGCACCGAGGAGGTGATCCCCGGTGAGGTGCGTGCTGTCGTAGATCCGGGTCTGCGTGATCGGGGTGTACCCGTCACTACCGGTGGCGGTACCCGTGGTCGCGTAGGCGGCACTGACGCCACCAGCGATCACGAGAGCGAGAGCGCTGATCGCGGCGCCTCGCAGGTGCTTGATGCTCATATCACTCCTCAGTTCAGTCAATCTGGGTGTAACGAGTAGACCATACCAACTGACGCGTGAGATGTAAACTCATGCCTCGTCTAGGTCTGCCTCAGGGAGACCCTCAGCCAGGTAGTCACCGCTCAACCTCTCTACCTGGTGGGCCACCTCGGCGAAGAAGGTCGCGTGAGTGAGAGGGCCCTCCCGGTGCAGGTGAGCCGCGTAGGCCCTGGCGCACACCTTGGTCGCGACTTCAAGTGCGACGTCCCAGTGACCGGTACCTGGTCGGTAGTGTGCCAGGACCTTCCCGTCCTGACGCAGGGTGGTCACCTGAGTGAACCCCACGTCGTGTGACTCGAAGTCTACCTCCACCTTGGGAAGGTGCCTGCACTCCAACCGGATCGTGTGGTATACGCCCACCCGGATCCCCAGCTCCCGGTTTAGCTGCTTGGTCAAGGCCCTCATCACTCTCACTCTCCTCGTCGTGTCAGTGACCCTGGCTCACCGTGAGTCAGTGACGATCACGTGGTCTTGATGAGAAGGTTCGTGCCCGGGACAAGCTTGCGGTTCAGAGACGAGGACTGCGGGAAGACCTCCCAGTCCTCGTTGAACTTGGGACTCACTCGTCGAGTCACCCGAGGCAGCCCGATCAGGTCACGGACTCGCTCACCACCGAAGACCTCACCGGTCAGCTTGTTCCGGACCATGAGGTCCTTGTGAGCGTGGATCTCCTCGCTCTTGTTGAGCTGGTAGTAGCACGTGCCGGCTTGGAACCGGTAACCGGCCTTGGTCACGAACTCCGAGATGGCCATCTCGTGGTACACCGGCACGAGGACGAAGGTACTGGGGTCTACCGGCGTCAGCTTCGCGGCCTTGACGGTCTGCGCGTTGAGGACGCTGGAGTCCGTCGAGAACAGCGATTTGGAACCGGTCACCCCCTGCGACCGGTTGTCCATGTACTGGTTGACTGAGGCAGTGACCACGCGAGCCGCCTCCTCAAGGCCGGCCTCACTGGTCGTGTCCCAGGTGGCGATGTTGCCGGCCGGGAAGCCGTACTGCTTGGCCAGGTGCACACCGGTCACGTCTGGGACGAGGATGCCCAGAGTCCAGTTGTCAGCCAGTGCCTTGATCCGACCCGGCAGTGCTGCCTTGTTGGCGAGCTGGCTCTTGTTCTCTCGACCGTCAGTGACCACGTAGATCAGGAACGAGTGGTCACCGTACTTGGTCGCGGTCAGCTCGAGGTCCTCGATGGACAACATGGTCGCGTCCACCAGGGCGGTCATGCCACGCACCCAGTAGCGGTCCTTCACGGACGGCAACCGCAACGCGTCCACGTCGAAGTAGACGCACTCAGCGTAGTCGTCGAAGACGTAGACCGTGATCCGCGTCTCCTGGTTCATCTCCTTCGAGGTGACCGCGAGGTGCGCGACGAGCTTGTCCACGACCTCCACGACCTTGCCCTGGAGGTGCGACATGGAACCGGAGCCGTCCATGACGACGGCGACGTGGTTGATGTAGTTCTGGTCGTTCTTGCTCGTGCTCATGTCACTCACCATTCTTCTTCTCGTGGTACGTCATTCCTCTTCACGCGACGCTTCTTACCCTCAAACGCTCGCTTCAACTCACTCCCAGAGCGTTGCTGAGACAACCCGGTCCCATAGATGGTGTACCAGTTGCACATGGGGCAGTGCCCCTTCCAACGCTTCTTGGTGTGGTGACTCGCCACATCGTCCTCTCCTGCGCGGCCGCCAGCCGCCCGCACATGCAGAGGGTGATCACTTGAGATCTGTCAGTCACTTCTTGTCCTTCCTGGTAGCGATGATCGCGATCAGAAACACGACGATCGTCCCGACCACCAGGGTCTCTGCCACGTCGGGCCACGTCACGGGGTGGCCTTTCCGGCCTTGAGACACGAGGTGCACACTCGTCGACGAGTCACGCCCTTGGTCCGCACCGTCTGCAAGTTGGGCTTGAACTGTCGAGGTGAACGACCCTTCACCTTTCGGTGCGTGGCGTTTCGACCCAGGCGAGCTACGGTCTTACCGAACACGGGGTGCTTGTCACACACGTCGCACTGCTGAGACACGTCTCTTCTCCTCACGCTTGAGAGTGGTCACTTCTGCCACCTCTCACTCATCACTTTGCCGTCCGCGGTCAGGGGGACCAGGTAGCGTTCCCGGTCAGTCATGCACTGCTCCACCAGGTGAAGCACCTCCTCTGCCTCCTTGACCGGTGCCTCCAAGATAGCCTCATCGTGGATCAGTAGACGCAGGTAGTCACCCAGTCCCGAGGCGTCCATGTCCACGGCGCACCGCTTCATGTACTCCGCGGCGTGCCCCTGGATCAGGGCGTTGCACAGTTGCGTGTACTCCCGGCCCTGGTCCGCGACCAACATGCGGCCCAGTGGACTGCGGATACTGGGTGGGTCAGTGCGGCGTCCCACCTCAGTGATGGACTGGATCAGTCCCTGCAGACCCGGGTAGGTCGCGTCAAACGCGGACTTCACGGGCTGCATCTGAACCAGTGGCACCCCCGCGGTCTGTGCCATCTTAGTCACGCCGCCGCCGTACAGAGAGCAGTACACGACGTTCTTGGTCATCTGTCGACGCAGGTCAGCCTTGTTGATGGGCTCGTTGAAGATCTGCCCAGCCACGGCGCAGAAGAAGTCTTCACCGTCCTCATCTGCTCGGCGGAACGCCTCGATGAGGCCACCGTCTTGAGAGAAGTGTGCCGCGAGCCTGGCTTCAACTTGGCTGAGGTCACAACTGACCAGGACCCGGTCTGGGTGAGGGATGAAGGACCCACGGATGATCTTGTCGTCACGCGGGAGAGTCTGCAGTGCTGGTTCAGTCACGGACATCCGACCCGTGCGGGCTGCCAGAGTGTTGATGCTGCAGTGGATGAGGTCATCCCGGTCACGCATCTCCAGGAAGTTCTCCAGGTAGCTGCCCAGCATCTTGTCAGCGTGTCTCACTGACAACACGTAGCTGGCTAGCTCCTGCGCCTTAGGCTCCTTGGCCCACCCCTTGTAGACCGTGAGAGTCTCCTTGTCCATCTTGGGAGACCCGGCGTCAGTGTAGGCCAACACGTCCACGCCCAACGCGGTCATGGCTCGACTGATCTGCAGACTGGACATGGGACTGGTGATCCCGTGGACCCGTTGCAGCCACTCCCTGGCCTGAGAGCTGAACTCTCGGAGTTCCTGGATGGACCTTTCCACGTAGGGGACGTCCAGCAGCATCCCGTTCAACATCATGTGATGGCATACTCGAAGAACTGCCATCTCTAGGTCATAGGCCTCAGGGCACTGCGTGGTGACCAGGGGCTTTCCCCACTGCCACAACCTGGCAGTGAGCACTGGGTCCAGGGCACCATAGATCCAGTAGGGTGGGAAGGTGTGAGGGATGGTGTCCCAGGTCCACCCCTGCTTTCTCATGGCGTCGTGTAAGACCTCTTGACCACGAGCTGCCGCGCGGTCCACGTGTCTCTCTGAAGCCGGCTTCAGTCCCTTGGGCTTGTGCGGCTCCAACAACGCGCATTGCACCATCGTGTCATCGCACTTCTCCCAGGGCAGGGTCACCCCCGCGTGGACCTGGAAGAACTTCTGCTCGAAGGGAAGGTTGTGACAGATCCACCCGCCCTCGTAGGTGCGGATGACCTCCTTCACTGCTCCCTGCCAGTCCTCAAACGGGATCGCCCACCCGGTGTTCGGGTCGCCGAACTGGACCAGACGCAGCCGCGTCTTCCACGGGTCCAGGCCACCTGTCTCGGTGTCTACTGCCAGTGGGGTCTCTCGCCGCTCACCCAGCCAACGCTTGAACGCGAACAGGTCCTCCATGGACTCGACCAGGTGCAGTGACACGCTAGACAGCGGTGAGGCCGCCGGTGACCTGGCACCAGCGACCTCGATCGCTTGACTCTCAGCTGGCACGTAGCTTCGCTTCTCCTCGCTCGGCGTCTTGAGCTCTCTTCAGCCGACGACGCTGGATCCGACGCTCGTTCTCGTCCAGGCCGCCCCACACGCCGTCGTTGTACCCCTTCAGCAGGGACCACACCAGGCACTTGGCCTCCACCGGGCAGAGGTCGCACACCGCCTTCGCGTCCTCGGCCCACTGCACCGCGGGTCCCGTGTTCCCGATGGGGAAGAACAGTTCCGGGTCCTGGGTGAGGCACGCGGCGTCGTCTCGCCACCGCTTGTCCTTCTCCAGCCCCGGTTCCAGCTTTCTCACCAGGGACAAGATCTCGTGATCCTTCAAGAGCCTCATGACTCACTCACCTCTCGTCAACAGCCTCACGGCACTCACTCTAGCACCACTGTATACATTACCAACTGTGACTCACACCGACCACACCTTCAGCCCACATCGGTTCAGAAACTCTGTCACCTGACGCGGGTCCCGGTAACTGTCTGCGGCTCCCTGGCGCCACACCACACGGCTCACCCCACAGTTGGCCAGCAGCTTGGCACACCCCCAACACGGGACTGAGGACACGTAGAGAGTGCCACCCTCCATGCGTGACCGGTCACCGGTGGCCACCGCGTTAGCCTCAGCGTGCGAGGCCGGGCAGTCCAGGTAGGCAGAGTCGCGCTCACTCGTGGCTCGACGCGACCTCAAGCAGTAGACCTCACAGGTGTGGCTCGGGTAGAGGTCACGTCGCTCATACTGGTACCCGGCTGGTGGACCTGAGTAGCCGGTGGACACGACCCGCTGGTTCTGGTCCACGATGACTGCCCCGGCACCCGTGGGACACCGGGACCGCTTGGCCATGGTGTCAGCCAGTGACAACCATACCTCGTCCCACGAGGGTCTACTCGCCATTCTCGGTCCAGCACTCGTAGCAGACAGGTGCCCGGCCTACCAAGGTGTCGTCGGTGGAACGACGAAGCTGGTTACGTGGCACCACGTATTGGCACCTCACGCAGATTACCTCCTCGTCAGTGAGGCGCTCCACTCGATCCGTGAACCAGTTGGCCGGGGTGCGGTGCCACAAGACCGCGGTGGCCGCGGACTGCACCTGAGACCACGTCGTGTAGGCTTCGTCAAGGCCACCAGACGCGAGGTTCAGGGGAGTGAACGCGGGAAGGACCCGGTGACCCCTCTCACCTCGCATCGCGTTGTGCACCATCGTCCTGGCCCGCTCGTCGTCTCGCTCATACAGGTGCAGGCTGTCCACGTGATGCACGTATGGCCCGGGTCTCACCCCCAGTACCTGGGCCATGGCCAGTTGCAAGCGACTGAACATGAACCAGTCGTAGGGCACACCCAGCACGAGGTCGTTGGACCGCATGTGCACCTTCAACTCGAGGAGACCGTGTCTCACTGAGAAGGTCAAGGTGAGAGTACACGGGGTGTCCCGAGTGGTCAACTCATCTGGTCGCCAGATGGTGGCCACGGCTTGCCGGGTGTCCGGGTCACGCCGAAGCTTGTCCTCGATGAGAAGGAGCTGCTTGAAGAGCCGAGGACCGTACGCGCCTCGCAACCGACCACCGTCAGCAAACTGGGTGAACCGACCGTGACTGGCCGCGTCCAGTTGACCCAGGTGACTCACCCCCGCCAGAAGGTGACACAACTCCGTGGCTGCGATGTATTCACTGTAGCCGCTTCGCAGGTTCACCGGTGGGGCCTGAACCGGGTCACGGATGATGATGGTGGCGTGTCGCAGCTCCCACGTCTTGAATCCACGCGGTGACACCACTTCACCGTGGTCATGCACCTTGGTCAGCAGGTCCCGGTACGCCTGGTCACCAGTCTCCGTTTGGATCTCCATCGACGACCACCCTTCTCAGTGCCTTCGCGTAGTCCTCGCGGTGACTATGACGGAACCGACGAGCCCACTGCGGGTGGCACATCTTCGTGTACTCGAGCTTGTTCTCTTTCATGGCTCGGACCGCCTCGTTGCCCAACGCGACCACACGAGGCTCACCCAGGTCCGACCACAACTTCCTCAACTGTACCCCTGGCTCCCGGGCATTGACCAGGCCAAACATAGTGGGAGGGACTGGGGCAGCTGCCAGAGCGTCCATCAACCAGGTGCTGCTGGACAGGGTGGCTGCGGGGGTGAACGGTTTCGTGGTCCAGGTCAAGGCGTCAGCACCGTTGGACCGAGTGTCACCTACCAAGAGCACGTCTGGTTGTGGGTCACCTAGGTAAGAGGGGTGAGCGGTGGCGACGGGGAGTACTTCTCTCGTGTAGTCTGCCGAGTCTTGCAGTAGCTCGAGAGCGAGTTCAGTGGCCGAAGCTGCACCACTGTCATACTGGTACCAGTTGTCTCGGTGCACCGCATAGACTCGGTACCACTCCGCGACCTCACTGGCTTGCTGAGACGTGAGCAGCAGGTCCGGTTGCCGGCGGTGTCTCTTCAGGGTCTCTTGCACGTCGTAGGGTTGCACCAGGGCCTGAGTCGCGCCCAGTGACTGCAACAGCAGCTCCACGTGAAGGGCGGCACCCTCCGTGAGCCGGGACCCACCACGAAGCAGCGGACCATACACGAGCTCACCGACGTGCCACCGGTCCAACACGACCAGGTCCTCAGTGCTGAGGCACCGCGTGATCATCTCGGGCTGCAGTAGCGGCCTCTCGTAGTGCTCCACCAGATTCACGCCCTCAGGCGGTGGACCCTGGTGGAGGCAGGTGAACTGACCCCTGCCGGTCTTTAGGTGGAGCTTACTGAGGGCCCGGACGACTGAGGTCTTACCACCCTTGTCCACACCCTCTAGGACGATCAGCATCCCAACTCCTCATGTCTCATCGTCGTCACTCAGGTCAAGCAGATCCAGCATCTCCAGCAGAGTGCGGCAGAAGTGGACGTCACGTCGGTGGTCAGGGTGACCACACGGCTGCCCAGCCGAAGCCGAGCAGCCGTGTTGGTTCGTGGCCCGGCCCACCGTGACAGCAGCCTGGCGACGTTGTTCCAGGGTGTTGGCACCCTTGAAGTAAATGTCACCCGCGGCTGCTGCCACCAGTGGGTTTACGATCACAACTCGTTCACCATGTTCCTCGGGTCGAAGGCTTGGTCCTTCAGCGCCGCGAGCTGCAGGAGTCTCACCGCGGGTCGGGACATCTCACCGGTGGTAGGTGCCTTGCCACGTCGCTTCCGAAGTTCCACGACGACCTGCTGTGGATCCGTGCATCGAGCCACGTGATACCACTTCTTCTCCATGTTGACGGCCCACGTCTCCATGAAGTTGTCCGGGTCCGAGTCATCTGGGTGATCCACCAGGTAGATCACTCTCTCATCCTTCATGCACAGATGACACGGCACCAGGTCCTCGTCTGGCAGGTCCACCAACAGGGTGGGGACACCTGAGTTACAGGAACTGCCTACCGTGTGGTACACCGTCGTGTGACCGGTGATGGACACCACGTACTGTCCCTGGTGCTCACCACCCGTGATCTTGAACAGCTGCATGGTCGTCCAGCGAAGTGTGCGACCAGTCTGCGTGCTCACCTCTGCCAGGAGCTCACCTCGGAACCGGGAGGTACCGATCGTGTCCGGCAGTTCCACCCACGTGTTCTCGTCGATGTCTGTGCCAGTCATCTCAACCCCGCCCTCGTTCACGTCATCACTCTCCTCTCTGACCTATCCTACCAAGAGGATCAAGCGCCGAACGCCTGGCGGGCCTTCTCGATCCGGTCCTGGAGTTCCTGGTTCTCGCGAGTCAGTGCAGCCTTCTCCTCGAGGACCCGGTCCAGAGTGACGGTGTTGCCCTGCAGCTCCTGGTAGTCACGGAGCAGGTCCTGGAGCATGGTCACGTACTCCCGGCGCCGCGTCACCGGGTCCGACTCGGCCTCGGTGGTCTCGACCGGGGTCTCGACCGGGATCTCGTCGGTCACGTAGACGTTGAGCTCTCGGTTCATGTGGTCCCGGCACACGACCTCTCGCAGCTGTCCCCGGAGCAGCAGGTCGGCCACGACTCGCTTGCGCTGATCGAGGCTCACCCCGGTGGGGATGAGCCGGAGCATGGTCAGGGTGACGGGGGTCTGGGTCTGCTGCGCGGTGCGCACCACGGCCAGGACCTTCTCCTGGACCTGCTCGTCGGTGAGCTCGGTCAGGGTGAGAGGTACCCGGTCAAGAGCGACGATGTCTCGCTTCGAAGCCGCGGCTTCCTGCGCCTTCACCGAGTCGTGGTGCCGAAGGTGTGAGGACAGGCCCTGCGCACTGGTGTACTTGCGGTCACAGCCACGTCGCGGGCAGACGTAGGATGCCTCGTTGCCGTCACAGGTGAGCTCGTGGCGGTCCCGCTTGTAGGCCTGGCCGAACCAGCTACCGCAACCCTTGTCGCAGTAGAAGTGACCGGGGCGGTCATCACCGCGGGTCAGGGTCTCCGGCGGCGGGATCACGGTGTACTTGTTGGTGGCGGTGCCGGTGTGCATGCGTCGGTGGGAGCCGAGTCCCTGTGGGGAGGTGAACTTGAGACCGCAGTCCTCCCAGTCGCACTCGAACTGAGCCGGTTCACCGGTGCAGGTGCGTTCGTGGTTCCGGAGGTTGGACGCGGTGCTGATCCGAGTGCCGCAGCCCTTGCTACACGGGTAACCGGTGGTCCCGTCTGGGGTCACGGTGGCTCGGACGATCTCGTTGGCCAGAGTGGCCTGCTCGACCTCCGCGAGTTCCGCCGGTGCCTCCTCCGAGGTCTCCACCACGGACTCGACGTCCCGGTCCTCGTCACCCAGCGCAGTCGGTGGGACCCGAGTGACCCCCGCGGTCACGACCAGGGGGTTCCACGCGCCGCTGACCCACCAAGTGGGCTGGTGGCTGTTCTTCAGGTCACCCCGGTTGACGCAGACGAGGTTGTTGCTGTTGCGCAGGAAGGCGTTGAGCTTGCGGCGCAGGGTGATGCTGCTTCCCGCGTCCAGGGTGCCGTCTCGCAGTGCCGGCCACATCTCCGTGACCACCTCGTTGAGCACGCCCTTCCAGAGCTGCCCGTCGTAGCCGTTGTAGCGTCGGGTGTCCGGGTGCGGTTGAGCGGCGACCCGCTCTCGCACGGCTTCCCACACCATCTGGGCGTTGTACGGGAGCTCCTGCTGGAGCTTATCCAGCTGCGGGTCACTCACCGCGTGGTCGTTGAAGTCCATCATCGTGGTTCCTCTCTATCACTCACTCAGCGCGGCCTCTTGCCGCTGTGGACAACCTACCACAGGAGTGGTGGGTTGGACACCGTTGATACAGACGAACTTTTGCTTGTTTACACCTCACGGAAGTGTGGTAGGGTGCTCTGTATAAGGTGCGACGACGGAGGCAAGATGGCCAACCTGGAAGACCGGACCGCGACCACGGAACAACTGGTCGCCCTGTCTAAGTACGCCGAGGAACTCGGTCTGGACCGCTACCTCTCCACAGAGGCACAGGCAGCCTTGGACCCGGGGGGACGGCACGTGCTCAAGGCCGTGGTCGTGAACCACACCCGGCCCAGCGCTGGGCTCATGCCCACGCACCACCGGTGCCAGGTCTACCTCAAACTTGAGGGCTTGAAGGTCCCGGCGAGTGCCTGGTTGGACGTGACCCTGAGTGACTGGCTGGCGTTGCCCACGTTGGCAGACACGCTAGAGGTATATAAGGCCAAGCAACGCGGGGCCCTGAGACGGACCCGAGGCACTCGACAGTGACTAAGTGAGAGATCGATGAGATGAGAGTGAAGAGATGGACCTGGAAATCGAGATGACTCGCTGGTCGGATCTGGTGGCCCTGGAGCTGGCACTCCTGGTCATCATGGCTCGAGCCGGGGTGCTGCAAGTGGCGTGGCCCACCATGAAGATGAGGCTCATCTTCGTCTTAGCCCTGGTGGCCATGAGTGAGACGTGAGGTGAACGCGTGTTGACAGATAGTCAGTGGTGGTCGATCCTGGCCAGTGTGCTCACCGTGATCGGGAGCGGGATCATCGGCTACGCGTCTGGACTCGGCCCTGACGGTGATGAGTGAGAGAGTGAGTGAAAGTGAGTGACAAGACCTATGAGGTGATCGGGACACTGCCGAGCAAGCACGTCTGCCGGTTGCCTGGGATCTTTGACGTGAGCGCTGACACGGTGGTGCGTTGCGTCGAGTGTGACACGCACTGGATCCTGCGAGGCACGACGTTGTGGCGAGTCCGAGGGTGGCGACCGGCAAAGAAGCGAGAGGTCGAGGCAGCTCGACGAACTTGACGGTAGCTGTTTACAATCATGACAGCTGTGGTA